ATTAATGTTAGGATGCTCTATAATCTTATGATCGAATTCTTCAGCAAAATCAACAAGTTCCAAGAATTCATTAGTTCCGTTTGGAGTAAGTTTATATTCAATTTTTGGCCTCATATTTATTAATTAAATCCAACCAGAATATCATCTGGATTGGCTATTGTTTGTGTATAGTTAGCAAATCTGTCAGCCTGTGCTTTTAGGATATTGCTGCGGGTAGAATTACTACCACACACTGCACATGGCAAGCAATTATTTTGACCAGTTGTAAATGGAATTGACGAGTAGATTGGAACAATCGGATCGTCTCCAAAAGGCGATATAAACTTATTTGGAAAGTTAGTTACCTCTTTTGTTGCTGTAATAATCGATGGCATATTAGCAGGGATTCTGGGCTTTAAATTGCTGTGCAGCGGCAGTTGCTGATTGAAGAGCAAGAACTCCAGCCTCCTCCTGCGCGTGTTCAAAGCTAATATAAGATAGATATGTAGCAGATGCCGTTGCTGAAATTGATTTTGTTGGATCAGCATCACAGTTCAAAGTAACTGTTTTAAATATCTTCGCGCTATACGAATTATCATTTGGCGATTGTTGCTCGTATGGATTAGGCAACAGGTCGATTAACAATGTTTCACCAGTTTGTGCAACAACGCAAGATTGAGTCTCATCTCCCTGCGGAACACCTGTGGATTTCTCCTGCCAAGGATCCATGAAGAGTCTAACAATCTCTACTCCAAATTCACCGCACCACTCAATTAGAAGCGAGAATGCCTTATCGACATCATCAGTCAAGTATGACTCGCACGTTGAAACAAGTGAATTGCGCTGCGCCGATTCAGTGGTCAATCTTCTATACTGCGAATTAAGAAAACCTAGATTCCGAACCTCCGATTCGTATGGTGTATTTTCCCATTGGTAGTCATCCGTGACCGCAAGAATGCGCTTTTGAAGGATTTGGTTATATGACCCCTTGCTGCCCCTGTAGGACACTTTTAAGTCAACTGTGCCACCAATCTGTGTCGATTCAATTTCAGCATACACAAACTTCTTAAGATCCATTTCGTCTCCAAGCAATGGAGTTTCAAACTGTGAATAAATCCGATTGTAAAGTGTGGTCGTAGTTTTATCTGGATTAATCTGCAAGTATGAATCGACTCGTTCTGGTTGGAATGACTCCCAAAGATGATTGAATGATCCATCGTTTGTTGCTGCGTAATCAACGCTAAAATGAAAGCACCTAGATTGCCCGTCAATGACCCCTGTAGTCCATTCTACTGGACGTGTTCCTGTCCATACCCCTGCCCATGCAGGGAATCTGTTTTCTCCACTGCTCCATTCTGATGCCGTTGCATAATCTAGCACCATTGTGTCTGAATTTAATGTTTGAAGGTATGGAATAGAATAAAGTAAATAGTTTTCAAATCCAGTAGCGCAAATCTTTGTTGGGTCTGCTGCCATGAGTCGTTTTGCCCTAGCCATTTCAACGTCTTTAAATAAAACTTGAGATGATAGATATGCCGTTGCTGCAATATCGCCAGTCATCAAACCACCTTGAGCGTACCACCACATCTGACCCGCTTGGAAAGCGATTGATTTTCCAGCCACACACCCAACAGTTGGGTAAAGGGTGGATTGGAAGTTTTCTGTCGTGACCCACTGTTCTCGATCAAGAACTCCAGACTTCAACTGAAAGGTAGAACGATCAGTAAATACAATAAGACGTGTTGATGTGTCTTGACCAACATAACTTGCCATTCCAGTAACAGGGCGAGAAAAACTAAAATCTCCACGGGATGTTCCTGTTGTGCGTTCTTTAAACGATGTTGGATCACCTAGATCGGATGCAAGTACGATATTCTTATCAGCAATCCACATTCTGTTTCCGCTATACGCCATCCAGTATCCTACAGGAATTGTGGAGAGTTGTGTTCCACCCTTGTCTGCACCATCCCAAAATGATGGATATGAAATACCATCTTGAATCATCACAATCCGATGTGCAGGAGTAGCAAACTCGTCCGTTCCAGTCGATAGGTTTGCGGAGCGGGTAGCAAGCGCAAACACGAATTGATCAACGTCTGGTGACATCGATATGTTTTTAAGTCGATAATCCTCCCAGTTGCTTGGCTGAACCAGCGGGAATGGCGAGTAGTAGACGTTGCCATTCACGGCAAACACCATGTAGGACAACTCACTTGCAACAACACCATTTCCATCAACGTCGAAGATTTTAGCTGGAGTAGTTGTAACCACGCCATCTCGATCTTGTGTGATGGCAGTTTCCTTTTGCTTATTTGCAGAAAACAGAACACCACCTTGGAAGTTTCCAGCTGGAAGGGAGAGTTGCATCTTATGCCCCGGTCTTGTTTGCACGATTCCACCACGGACATTAACATTTACTCCCCACTTGCATTGGTTCTCAGGCAATGACCACGGGTTGCGAACGGAATTAACACCTTGCACCCATCCTGTTGATACCTTTTTAAGTCTGCCAGATGTAATGTTTTCGCTTTTCATTTCTAAAACATAACTGGATCAGTTCCATCACCATACGTCAAATCATTAATTTGTGGTGGAACAAAAGCATGACCATCTTGGTGTTCTTGTTGATTTTTTAGATATGCCAATGCAAAACCCCAATAACGTAGTGCTTGTTCTGCGAAATCCTTATCTTCCAAATCGCAAGCGTGAACGCCGCAAATGATTGCGCGTGTATGCTCAATTGGGATGAAGTCGTACTTGCTAGTAATGACTGGAGGTTTTATCCTATAGGCAATTCTTGCCCATGCACATGGTTTGCCAATGCGGATCCTGCGGTACTGCGGATTGACCTCTGTGGGGTGATATTGACCAATCAACGTCAAATCGTTGCTGCGTCCGTAGTCCATAGCGTACAAGGATACAAATCCGTCTGTGATTGGCTTTTGAATGTTTGCAACACTTTTCACCAAGATTGGATCTTGAATTGCATCTACGAAAAACTTACTATCCGTTGATAGTCCGCTAGTCAAAAATGAAATCCTACCAGTTGTACTAGTTAGGTTCTGAGATTGTGACTTGGTAGTGTAAAGCTCAAACTCATCGTTGTCGATGCGACGAACGAAGTATGTGGTTCCTGCTACAAGACCAGATGGAAGTACATCTCCAGAATTGGCTCGTACAGTAACGGACTGACCTGTTGTGTAAAGCGAAGCGTCAGCAACAATGCTTGTGGATGGTGATGCCGTAAAGGTGCGTTGGATATCAAGCGACAACTGACCAGTTCCGGGGGTTGTAATCGGAACTAGCACCCCTCCAGAATATACGTTAACACTATCACCAATCACCCTAACTTGGTAATCCGTTCCAGCAACCAAAGGAGAAGGAAGAACTCCGCTTGTTGAAAACTTCACAGTCTCATTTTCCTGCAAGAATTGCACGGACGAGGGTTGAATTAGGTTGTTGTATGGAAGTGGGGAGACAGAGAATCTCTTTGCAAAGTAAGACTGCCCAGTTCCAAATGACACAACACTAATCAAACCAGTCGTTCCACCCGCAATTGCATTTGCCGAGGACGTATATGCTCTAGCAACTGACGTAGACGATACATTTAGGTATGCTGGAGTTGCGCCATTATCAATCGCGGGACTGGTTGTTGGCAACAAATAATCGGTTCCCCAATAAATTGTTTCTGGAGTTGTAAGGTTTGTAAAATCACCCAGCCACTTGTTTGTAAATGCAACTCCAAAAACGCGAGAAAGAACAACATAGAATGTTCCAGTTGGAGAAGATGTAATGTTGATCTTGCTAAAATCAGCATTCTTGACAGTAAATGTGCCTGTAGATGGATTTAATGGTGTTTCTGCGCGATACGATGTTCCAGAAAGTAATGGGGATGGAAGTGTTCCAGTCGAAGAAAATTGAACAAATACTCCTGTAGATGGAGTGATAGACACTGTTGGTGGACTTGTGTATCCAGTTCCACTAGTAACAACATTTAATGAAGTTACAACACCACCTGCAATGTTTGCTGTTGCAGTCGCTCCAGATCCACCACCACCAGTTATTTCAACCTGCGGAGCATTTACATATCCAGAACCACCAGAGATTTGAGTGAACCCAACAACAAATGATGTCTGAATGGTCGCATTTGCAACCGCTTGAGTGCCTGTTTTTAGTTTAACCTTTAATGTTCCAGTTGCAGGAGATGAAAATGCTTCTTTAGAACCAGTTGCAGGTGTAGATAACACAGATGAAACTGTGTATGTGAATGTTGTTCCAGATGCTGTTAATAGCGTTTTATTTCCATTGTATCCATCTGGGTCAGCGCCACTGATTGCAATAACCTGACCAGCAGCAAACCCATGTGCAGTAGATGTTGTTGCAGTTGCGGTGGTTGATGTGCGGGTTAAAGCAGTAACTGAAAATGTTTGTCCAATTTCTGTAACCAATTGAATGGTAAATGAAGTGGAACTTAAAACTGTTACAACAAAATCTCCGTTGTATGCAGCTTGATCTGCTCCAGATATTGTTACAGTGTCACCTGTTCTATAGCTATGCGTTCCAGACGTATTTACAGTAACAGTAATCCCATTTGTAACCATTGATGAAATGTTAATTAATGGAGAAATTGGAGGAGCGGAAATTGTTACAGAAGGTGCGGTTGTGTAGCCAAATCCGGGGTCATCAATCACAATCGATGACAACTGATATGTTATAGAATTGCGAATAGCATATCCAGTCGCAGTTCTAACGGAAATTGTGCTTCCAGATGGTGGTGCTGGAGGAGCGGAAAATGTCACTGTAGGATCGGCAGTGTACCCAGATCCTTGATCGGACAAGTTAACAGATGTAACACTTCCAACAACGATTGGAGTGAAGTTTGCTCCCGCTCCAGATGGTGACGCAATGGAAAGCCCCGGTGCGGTGATCTGACTTGCCTCTCCTGCCACAGCAGATGCTGGAATTAACTTAATGAGAGAAATCGTACCAACCCCAGCGGATGTTATCTTAATTGGATTTACAAAATTCGTAGGAGAAGATGCAAGTGCGTCCGCTTGTGTCGTATGGATCGAAACAGCTTTTGTATCTACGATATTTACAAAGTAGTTTTGATTTGCCAGCAAGGGTTGTGGAAGCGTTCCACCAGAGGTGAATACTTGAACTTGGTCACCTTGAGTGAGCAAGTGATCGATGCTAAATGTCAACTTTGTCTCTGGCACGATTTCCTTTCGGATATCGACGTTTACTGGGTTTGTAGACCCAGTCGTATGCACCTCGTTAACATTTGCCTGAGCGTCAGAGATAGAACTAAAAATCTGAAGGTGCGTTGCGTCCAGCAGATTTCCAAAATATGTAACCCCAGAACGAATTCCAATAGGCAAAGTTTGTGTGACCGAAACTGTTCCGCTTGTTATGTCTGTTGTAAATCCAACAACGGAACCACCAATAGACAAGCTAACTTGGAAGGTGTTTCCAGATTTATTAATAATATAATATTGGGTGGTTGTATTTAAACTAGATCCGCCAGACAAAGATGTAAATCTTATTGCTTGATTGTTTTGAAATTGATTATCAACAGAAGTAATTATATCATCAGATGCAGTTCCTGTAATCGATGCATTTAAAGTAGATGGGAATGTAAGCGGGTTTGCTGTTGTTATTTCTATAGTAGGAGCAGATGCGAATTGAAGAGCAGTGACAACGAATGAAGTCCTAGAGTCTAGGAATTTCAATGGCCCTGCTCCTACTATACTTTGGAGGGAAAGTGGATAATTACCTGCCTGTGCGTTGAGGGAATCGTTGTAGATTTGGATCGTTAGCGCATCCAAAACACCAATGTAGTACGTCTGACCATTGGAAAGCGGAACTGGGATAGTGCCAGAAATCGCAGTAATAGCCATTCCTTGCCCAGAATCAAGTGTGTGAGGGGTTGCGGACGCAAACTTGCTAATCGGGGCTATAGTGACCTCGCGGGTTCTAATAGTGGCATCGTCAGGAGCAATCGTTCCGTATGCAAAGTCAGATTGCGAATGGATTGGAATAAGCAACCCATCAACACCAGTTCCGTCCTTGAGTTGGCTACGAAGATCTCGGTTGTTGGAATCGGTTCCAGTAACGCGAATGATCTTTCCAACGTCATTTTCGCTTTCGGCAATCGCTACCAACTGCGAGGGTTGGATGATCTGCATCAAGGTCGCTACATAACCTCGGTCATCCCATGCCCATTCTACAGTGTTGAATTTACCACCTTTATTAACATGATATTGGAATAGACGATTGCGGAAGTAGACTGGGGAACCATCTACATTAACCGCAAGGGGAACGTCTATTCCACGGGGAAGAGCGATTGTGCAACCATCCCATCCTGTGCAAACGTCAACGTCCGCAGTGGATTGCATCCAATGTCCAGACTCCATAAGGGTCTGAACAGCTTGCGTGATTTTGCGGTAAACCCTTTTTTCGTCAGTAGTTCCTAAAATCTCCGCACATTCTTCAAAGATTTGATCAACAAACATGACGATAAATTAGCGCATGGAACCTTCAGATGCAATAGAATTCAGAAAATCTTCTTCACTAGCCATTGCCGCATTTTCCTCAGCAGGAACATTACCTGCAAGCGATTCAGTCATGGCTTTTTGTCCTTCCACGTCAGCGGCAAGAGCATCAATCACACCAGCAAGTTGCATTGCAATGCTATGCAATTCGTCAAATTTAGACTTGGCTACAGAAATAGTGACTGCACCTTCTTCTGCAATTGGCGAAGGAATTCCGCTCATGTCTTCAGGAAGATCCATTCCCATTTCGGGTTCGGGCATTGCTGCCTCTGTTGGTTGTTTTGCCATAAATTAATCTTCCTCTTCTTCACCGCCGATTTCAATCTCGATTTTAGTTGTTGGTTTCTTTTCGGATTCTGCCTCCTCTAGACCCGAATCGATAGCTTCCTCGTCATCCATCTCATCTTCCATTTCCATTTCGGAGGATCCATTGGATTTAATGCCGCAGATGCAAAGCTCAACGCAATGACGCTTTTCAGTTTTTCCATCACGCATTGTAGTCTCATCCTTCTCCATAGTCTTTTTGAAGTATATGGTAGCAGTCCCCTCTTTAGAAAGGTTTTTAAGACCATCTGCATTCTCAAAATAAAGTGATGGGTAGTGGTATTCGCTTTTAGGCATTGCCATTTCTGGCATTGACATTTGCTTTATTTCCTCACCTAAATCCGTGAATCCAGAGGGAAGATCGTATTTTTCTTTTGTGTATGGCATAATTAACGAACCCTAGTTGCTTCTATTATTCCCCACGCTTTTAGTGTGTTGGTGAAATTTCCTATTGCAATAAGATAAAAAGTTTTTGCAGCGGAGATAGAAATTCTAATAGGTTTAACCAGCAGAGACGTGTCATATCCAGCGTTTGGGAAAGTAATAGCAGTTGGATAAAATGTATGTTTTGTAAATGTATTTTCTCCACCAATCACGTTAGAAACATCATTAATTCCTTGTTGCAAGGAGAACGCATTAGTGGCAGGACTAGCAAGTCCAGTATAATTAACTAAACCACTTACAAGCCAATCGCCCGGTTGTAGTGTTATGGATGTTACATCTTTCGCAGTATTATTTACAAGTGTTACTGCAACAGTTTTAGATATGGATACAAAATTATATTCACCTACATAACCAATCGCCGCACTTGATCCATCTGTAACTCCTGCAATTACATTGGATGTGATTTGACCAGTTGACGTTCCACTAAACGATGGAGAAACAATAGATGAAGCTGTTATTGTTCCTCCAGTTATTGTGGGAGTTGTAAGCGTTGAATTTACAGCAGTTACAGCAGATCCTGTTAGTGTGCCACCAGTTATCGAAGGATTTGAAAATGAACCACCAGTTATCGAAGGATTTGAAGATGAACCACCAATTATCGAGGGATTAGAAATATTTACATTTGGAGCAATTGTTGCTGTTATAATTGCGTCATTAAGTCCATTATACAATACTGTGCTTCCAATTATATCGCCAGTAATTCCAACTCCTTTTGTTGTTGCTAGGCTAGTAGAAGATCCTGTAATAGACCCAACAACAAGTCCAGAGAAGGTTTTCTGACCTGTAATTGTTTGAGTTGTGTCTGTTGTACAGATATTTGTAGAAATTACATTTTGTGATGCTTTTGTTAATGGCATAATATTTTATAAATTATTTAATTTTAATTCAAGTTCTTTTACTTTCAATGTAAGCTCTTGAATTGATTTTATTAATGGAGCAATAAATTCATCGTAACCAATAGACAAAACATCTTCTCCACCATCAATTGAAATGTCCTTGTATCCTCCAAAATCAATGTTTTTGTTATTTAAAACATGTTTTACTTCTTGTGCTATTAACCCGTGATGAAATCTTTTGCGTTTTTTACTTCCATCTTTTTTAACAGTAGAAATAGTATCGCTAGATTCTTTATTAAGATAATCTTCCCGATAGTCCCACTTGAAATCAACGGGACGAAGCGAATTAATAAAATCCAATCCTAAAATTGTATCTCTTATTTCTTCTTTATCTCTAGCGTCAGATCGATTTACTACAGAACCATAAGCATATGTTGTAGTTGACGAATTTCCTAATTGCACTTGATTGTTACCCGTTATTTGTGCAGAATTGCCTAATCCAGTACAATTAACACTACTTGTTAAAGTAGATAGGGCAGATTGACCAATTGCTGTATTGTTTCCACCAATATTTGCCGATTGCAATGCCAAATATCCAACTGCTGTATTTCCCGTAGCAGTGGATGCCGCAAGAGTTGAGTGACCTATTGCGGTGTTGGTTCCTGTGGTAGAAATCGCTAAAGCATTACTTCCAATTGCAATACTAGTGGATGCATTTGATCCAAATTTTAAAGCACTAGTTCCGATAGCAATATTATTATTTCCCAAACAACTTGGCAAAGCATCTACACCAACTTTTATATTATTTGTTCCAACCCCAGAACTTGTTCCAATCGGAATACTAGAAACTGTAATATTATTTGTAAAAGTATTTGAACCAGCAAATGTTTGCGTGTTTGCAAGGTATGCTACTCCACTTGGAATTACAGTTGGTGCAATTGCAATGATTGCATCCTTAACCAACTTGGGTGACATCATTCGGTTTAAAACAACTGTTCCAGCATTCATTTCTGAAGTGTTTGAACTAATCATGTTGTCTAGGTTTCCCAATCCAACATCAGTAGAATTTACAACTACAGCACCTGTTCTTGAGTTTACGGAAGTAACTGGCGCAGTTGGATATGACAATTCAAGCCAATTTAAAATAGATGACGAGGGTTGTGCTGTTATAATCCACGTTGTTCCCGTATCTGCGCGAGTACACCAATCGCCATCTTGTCCCGATAATGCCAGCATCGCAAGTTGATCTGGCACTTGGCCTAAAAAGGAGCTGATTGCAAGCGGGGGGATTTGAGATACTAAAACTTTTCCTGCACCATCTAGCGTTGCAACACCATTTGGTGCTGCCTTTTGAGATAGTGGAATATACAATCCAGTTGGAGCAGGTGATCCAGTCGATCCCGCCAAACCAGTCGCGCCAATCGGCCCCTGCAACCCCGTGGCCCCAGTACTTCCGTCAACTCCGGCAATGCCCGTTGCCCCTGTGCTTCCACTTGGCCCAGTCGATCCATTCAATCCGTTTATTCCAATTCCCGTGCTACCTGTGGCCCCTGCAACACCCGTGCTGCCCGTAGCCCCAGTTGGGCCTCCGCTTGGCCCCGTAGCCCCTAGAGGCCCAGTTGCGCCCGTGGCTCCGCAGGTTGCAGCAAGCTCAATAACTGTTAAATAAGAATCCAGAGGGAGAGGTGAGCTAAGTGTGAGAATTCTTGGTGTTGTTAATGAAATCGAATAATTTATTGGATCTTGAATAACACCATCAATATACGCCAAAAAAGCATTTTTGTCAGTTTGTCCCGCTCCAGTCAATGGGAAATTAGTTTGCCCTGCTGCGTTATAAGGGAAGCCCCAACGCAAAAATTGACCAAAACAATCTATATTATTTGAAAACAACCTCAATAGATAACACAAAAGCCCTTCGCCTTCTTCACGGGGAATATCATCAACTTCTGACGTGTTATTTGGATCACATGGGATATTCCAAACAACCCTCCCATTGCAAACAGTTTTATTGATTGTCCCATATAAAGCATAAACTAAATTCTCAATAAGAGACGGAACTGATTCAGCCGAAATTTGTGGATACGGAATGTCTGAACAGCACGGACTAGGATTGCATGAGCTTGTATTATTGCAGGACATAATGTTAGATTAAGTATTTGATTTGTTTTGTCAATTTATTTTTAATAATTAGGAAAGGCTGTTGTTGGTATAGGAAAATTTGCAGAATATCTAGCCACTCCTAATGTGACTCTAATATCATCCATATACCCAACTAAATTTGGGGTTGTTGCAGAATTAATTGACCCAATTCCCAATTGATTTGGTTCAGTAAATGCTATTGATCCAGAATATGTTGCTGCTGCTCTATTAACCCCATTGATATACGTTGTAAATGTATTTCCAGATCTAACAACAGAAATAAATGTCCATGTGTTTAATGGAACTGTGTTTGATGTTGTTGATATAGTAGATCCAGATCCAGTTGCAACTAAAATATTACCTAATGCTCCACATGATATTTTTATTTGACTAGAGGGATCACCTCCACCAAACAACCAAGATCCAACTGTTCCATAGTCCAAAATATAAACCCAGAATTCAATAGTGAAATCAGATGATCCAAAATTAAAGTTATTTACAGATGGAGTAGACGCTTGTCCTGCATTGGGAATAGTTGAGCTTGTTGTTGTTCTAAATGATGCACCACCAAATCTAAACTGAGAAGTATCTCTTCTAGCAAGTCCTGTTAATAAAATATTATTCTTTTTTGTTTGGTCAAAAATTGCTGCATTTGTAAAATTACACAGCAATGGTACATTGGATGCTGTTCCTGTTGGTAGCGAGGATGGGGACGCTCCTCCATTTGCAGTTAATGTTACTGGAGATGTAGGTCTTGTAAAATTGCTTGCATAAACTTGCGTTTGAGTAATCCGCAAATTACTTAAATATGCTTGCAATTTATTAGTTCCTGCATTATTTAATCCCATTCTAACAACTGTTCCTGTAAATGAAGTTGAACCAGTAAATGTTGACTCTGCTGTGCCGTTTATAAATAGTTTATTAGAACCAGTGGTTCCACTTACAGCAACATGATACCAAGTGTTTGGGGAAATTGTTGTTGTGCCAACTAAATCATATCCGGGGCCAGATAAGCTAGCTTTTATTACTCCCCCATCAAGAACAACCGACCATCCACTGGTGGTTGTAGCATTTGTTACTATTGTTTGGGTTCCAGATAGGCTTTTAAAATAAACCCAAAATTCAATCGAAAATGTTCCATTTAAAAAATGAAATCTGCTGTTGGTTGTATTCATATTTACAGCACTTGGTGTTGATGAACTCCATCCAAAATAGTTGCTGCCTCCATGAATTGTTGGATTATATTCTCCTGATAATGGGAATGGTGAAAAAGAACCTTGTATGCCATAATTAGCCCCAGTTGGTGAAGTGAGTGTAAATCCATTTGCACTACTATCTAAATATAAGACATTATTTGCATTAACTAATCCATCTGCATGAATTAATAAAGAAACATTATTCCAATATGGATCTATAGCACTCTTATTGCCTCTAGCATACAGTAATTTTCTAGCATGAAAAGACATGATTTAATATGATTGACCACTTACAAATCCAAACCAATTTGATCCACCATCATGCGTCAATAAAGTATATGTATCAATTTTACCTAGTGTAGATGTTGGAATTGGGGGACCAATCGGCCCCCACTTTACAGATGCTGGATATGCAATTGTTCTCGCTGTTCCATCTCCAACAAATTGGATTGTAAATGAAAATACTTTTGGATTTACTGGTGGACTTGAAAGTAAAATTGAAGTTATATTTGCATTTAAGGTTACATAAAACAATGTCGCAGAAGATAAGTTAAGCGTTAATACCCCCGCTGAAATTGATGGGGTTGCTTTGGTTTCTATTGGTATTCCAAATATAGCTTCATTTGTAACAGTAATAGAACTTACTGGGTTTATTAAAACTCCACTAGCCCCTGTTGCTCCAATCACAGATAGGCCCGTTGCCCCAGTGCTGCCTTGTGTTCCTACCCCTGTTGCCCCAGTGCTGCCTTGTGTTCCTACCCCTGTTGCCCCAGTGCTGCCTTGTGTTCCTACCCCTGTTGCCCCAGTGCTTCCAACAATGTTTAATCCGCTTGCTCCTGTGGCCCCAACTAGTCCACTTGAAACAACGGCAAATATTAAATCTTGATTATTGGAAAAAGCTGAACCAGATGAAGATAAAAAAGTAACAGGGATAGTTATTTTTAAATTTGGATATATTGTTGTACTGGATGATATTTTAAATACCTGATAGTTACTTGAGCTTAACCTATCTTGTAATATAAAAGTATCTCCTACATTAAACAAACTTAAAAAAACATCAATATTGATTCCGCTAGAATCAAAGCTAGATAAATTAATTTCTGTAGCTAAAAATTGAAAAGCATTATTCCAAATTAAATAACCAGAAGATGGATTTCCTGAGATTGCAGATGTGTTTGCTTTATAACTATAAAATGTTGTTGATTGTCCGTTGGCTCCAGTAGACCCTGTACTACCTTGCAAGCCCACTCCAGTAGCCCCTGTGCTGCCTGTAAATCCAATGCCAGTGGCCCCAGTACTGCCTTGATTTCCAGTGGCTCCAGTGGATCCAACAACGCTTGACCCGCTTGCCCCAGTGGCTCCAGTTGGGCCACCCGCTGGGCCAACTGGCCCAGTGGATCCAGTAGCACCAATATATGGTGCTAGGCAATCATTTTGATAAAACATTGTATCGCAACCACACCCTGAATTCGGTATCCAATTAGATTTAGCCATAGATAGAATTTAATAATTACATTGCAATTAAAATGCTGTCAATTTTTTTTATCCAAAAAGTAATAATGAGGGACAGGACATAGTGTTCCATTTACGTTGGGAATATAAAAGTCTTTTCTCTCAATCAATCCCACCTTTATTCCTGCCGTGATTCTTTCTTTACAGGTAGTTTTTTTGACATTCCATATTTTGCAAAGTTCGTTTTTAGAATACCATCCTTTTGGTGCTGGATCAGTACATTTATTACTTGCCTCAAGTAGAATTTTAAGAAAATCGTTTGGAGTCATGGTTTCAAAATTGTGTTAGAAGTTTATTTCCTTTTTTAATGTTTTCGATTTTCCACAATGGTTGAAAGTTTGTGTAATGATTTAATTTTATCAATTCTTTTTCTGTTTTTGCAAGAGATATAGGGATTATGTGATCAAGGCTCCACTCTGCTCTATTATCAAATGTCATCCCATCTTTAAATTTATTCTCAATATATTTTTTGAAAAAATCATAATCGCATCCAAGTATTTTACTCGTTTTTGTTTTTTTGGAAAAACCAAGATTTCTTATTCCATTTTGAATCAGTGTAGAAATATTGCATCTAATTTTGTATATAGGATCACTGTTTCTTTTATTTCTAATATAATCCCTACTCGTTTTTCTAAATCTATCTCGATTTTTATCTCTCCAAGAATTTTTAAGATGCCTGCATTTTTCTTGGTTTTTCTTTCTCCATTCCTTTAAATATAAACTTAATTTTTCTTTGTTCTGTTCTCTATATTTTCTGCATCTTGCTTTGTCTTTTTCTTTGTTTACTTCCCGTCTTTTCTTGCATTTTTCAATATGCTTTTGCCTTATTTCGTTGTATTTTTCTTTAGAAACCCAACGCTCTTTCCCAGTTTTATAATATTGCCAAAAAACCATTCCATCATTCCTAATGGTTCCTTGCTTTAATTTTATTTTTAAATTGGCATTCTCCATGCTTCTCCTCTGCCTCTTTGCGTGATTTGAAGTGAAGATTGATTAAGCGATTCACAATATTCACCCCAACACCAAGCCTGACACCAACTGAACGTGCTTCTCCTATTTTTGGCGTATTCTAACGCCCCTCTAGCGGTTAATGTTCCGATATTATAGCAAGTGCCACCATGATATGTTCTGGCATTTTGGATAGCAACACGATGGGTGTGTCCCATTACTATTTTGCGCCTTGTCCCATTGCAATATTGCTCTGCCATGTCCCTAGCAGCAGATTCACCATAGCAAGTTCCATGAGTAAACCCAATGTCCGCTATGTCAACGATCTGTTCAATTCCAGAATAAGGAATTAATCTAGCTTTTAGCTTTTTGGTTGTATCTTCGATTGCAGACACAATTTTGTGAGCGCAATATGAAGTGACAGAATTTTTGCTGTGAGTCAGTTTCCATGCACGATCTTCATGGTTTCCGCAAAGAACATAAGGATTTTTGCATCCAGCCATTAATTCACGAAGATGCATTAAACCTGTGTCAATATCTGGAGTTACTTCATCCCCATCACTTCCAGAACCTATTCCATTACCCATCAAAGCTGATAAATCAATAAAATCTCCAAGATGCAGGATTGTATCAGGTGAAAAGCGCGATTTGAACGTCATTACGGCATTCCAAGCCTCTTTGTCGCAATATTTTGCATGACTACACGAAACTGCTAGAACTTTTTTCCACTTGTGGGTAATATTTGCCATTTATGTATGATCGACTAGTAAGTATGGTATGGTTTTTTGCTCGTATCGAGTCATTTCAGAGTAGACGAGATTGATGAATCCGTCCCACTGGGGCGGGTAGATCGTTTGGCAACCCAGCGAGGAGGTGCTGTTGTATCCTCCTTTATGGATGTTGATTGCTACCCCCATAGAATCGCCTTCACCATCTCTTGTAACAGGCACTTCTTCTTTTGGGTTAGCAGGTCGAAGCGCAGGGTAACCACCTCCGGGTTTACTGATGCCATGATTCCCCTTACGGAACCTATGAATGCCCGTTTTAAGCACCGCAATACCCTTCCTGTGAACTGACGGATCAGTATTCGCATTGAAAGTAGCATGAACAGAAGGAGATAAAAGTATAATCGCATCATCATAGATCCCCCTGTCATTCTTCCCCTTCTCTCCCATTGTATCCATGTAGTATCCACGGATTCCGACGAGTGCAACACGATCAACGATTCCCGATTTTATTGCCATCGAGAGCGTCTTCTCCTTCGCTTGCTGCGGTCTGGAGTTTGGAACCATTATTTACTAGAGTCTTTGGCAAGAATAAGCCCAACTCCAGCAGTGATTGCTGCAAAAAGCAATCCAATATCACCAAGCGTTCCGCTGCTCAAAAATTCTTTTCCTGCCTCTGAAACTGCCGCAAGAATAGTAAATACTCCAAGTAATGTTGTTTTCCAATTTGTTTTCATTTTTTTAGTCCTTTAATTTCTGGCAGTTCATAACAGAACTTGCCGTATTGAGTTTCGATACACACGTTGGGTTGTCCAAGCACAGAACATCCTGTTAAAAATGCCATTCCTAGCATTATGAACGATGTTACTATCATTGCTACTACTATTTTTTTTGGTTTCATTTTAATATCTGTTTTACCATGTAAATGCAAGTCAAAATACCCGCTATAATAGAGATAATTCCACCACCAATTCTAATTGACGCTTCTATTTCTGGTAACATACTTACAATAAATCCTGTGGTCGATATGATCGTACCTAATACTCCGTGACTGGTTGCGTTATCGTTCATTTTAATTATGGGCCAACAATTACATACAGTGTGTTTGGGTCTGGTGTCACGATTAAATTGTAGCCAGTTTGAGTGATTTCTACGAGATTGGTCAGTTGTGTTGCCCCAGTTAGACCAGTAATATCCGAGAGAACGATGTTTGCTGGGGTAACCCCCGTGGCCCCAGTGCTTCCTTGTACCCCCGTGGCCCCAGTTTGGCCAAGCTGGGTATACATTACTTGCATTACTGTGATGATGACAGATGGGATATTTGGTGCTGGTGCAACTGCTGTATTGTGGTCGATACCGATATTGACATTATCAGTTGACCACATGATTTGGAAATTATCTCCAGAAACAAAATTATCCATGAAGTCCCATGCCGCTACCGAATATGGAGTATTTGTTGGTACGACAATTCTTGTTGCAGAATCTGGAATATCAGTTCCATTTTTACGGAACCAAATTTGAACTGTGCTACCAGAACCTCCGCCACCATTGTTATGCAATTGAGCGGAGAATTGAATGTCGTATGTTCCCGTGCTTGTAAAAGTAATTTGCGATCCACTAACAACAGAAATGCCATTTTCTCCGATGACATTATTTACTGTCATTGCATATGCGGTATTAATCGCGGCAGCGGTTTGATCGACATTACTGAAATACGATCCGTAATACCCCAATGCACCACCAGCACCAGTGAGGCCCGTGGCCCCAGTGCTACCATCCAAACCCGTGCTTCCCGTGGCCCCTCTAACACCAGTCAAACCAGTGCTTCCTGTGCTTCCTGCATCTCCTTGTATGCCAGTGCTTCCTGTGCTTCCGACATCTCCTTGCAAGCCAGTCGCACCTGTGCTTCCGACATCCCCAATAATCCCGCTTGCTCCAGTGGCCCCGACATCCCCTTGGACTCCAGTGGCTCCTGTGCTGCCGACATCTCCTTGCACTCCAGTGCTTCCCGTGGCCCCGACATCTCCTTGCACTCCAGTGGCCCCTGTACTGCCGTCATTTCCAGCAACACCAGTAGCACCATCTGGCCCAGTAGCACCACCATCAGCAACTGGTGTCCATGAGGCATTAATTGAACCGGGTGTTGGAGGAAAACCGGGGTTTAGTGGGTTTCCAGTTCTGTAATAATACCCACCAAGATAAGTTACAGCATCTCCAATATTATATGAAAATCCATTATTATATACTGTCGCTGGCAATGTCCAAGGAGTTGGGCCTTGTATGCCCGTGGCTCCAGTCGATCCGTCATTTCCCGCAACACCAGTGCTTCCCGTACTACCTTGCAAACCCACCCCAGTGGCCCCAGTCGCTCCGTCATTTCCAGCAACACCCGTGGCTCCTGTGGTTCCAGCCCCAGTTGGGCCAGTGCTTCCTGTTGCCCCTGTTGGGCCTCCAGATGGGCCAGTGGCACCAGTGGCCCCAATTGCTGCGGTGGCTTGACTTCCTGTGAAGTCTAGTTTGCCAGTAAATGGGTTAAATGTGAGTGCCATAGTTTATTATTAATCGTTGCATTGCCTTTTTGTCAAGCGGTTATCTCAGACTCAACAGGCCAAGATAATCCTTCTTTCACTATCTGTTCCTCGCACTCTTCATGCGTTCCCACAAACAATGTGCTTTGAGTTGCGATTGAAACGTTGGTTTCTTCGTAAAAGATAATTACTTTGTCCGCATAGACCAATTTCCAGTTGCCAATAGAGTCATCGTATGACCAGCCGTTTTCGTTAGGCGGAATTATCATGGCACTATTACTGTAAGTGTTGAGGTTGCTGCTGCCCATGTTGCTGTCGTTCCAACTGGAACACCAATCAAGGTTACTGAACCATAAGAAAGATTAAATGATCCTTGGAAGAAGCGAAATGTTGTTGTTCCAGATGGAGGCGAAACATTAAAAGAAACCGAAAGTCCAGTAGTAAATGTTGCGGTTGCTGTTGATGCTCCGGCAGTTCTATAAGCTCGGATTGTTCCGCCAGTTCTGGTTGTTCCGCCTGTATAAGTAAGCGTTCCCTGCAAATCAAGAGTCCCGTTTCCTGTTTTATTTATTCCTCCGATTCCTGAAATATTGCCTGTAACCGTTATGGTGTTTGCACCAATGGTGCGATACTGAAGGGAGGTGCCACTGATTAGAAAATCATTAGGCAGGGTTACATTGCTCCCCGTATCAATTCGCCCTGCTAAATTCGACACCGTAAACAGCCCCGTTCCGAAAGCGTTGCTTGAGTTATATACTATATAATTAGATGCCCCTGTGCCAAAATACGATGTGCCTCCAGAATAGGTGTTATTTCCGCCTATCGTTAAAATGTTAACCCCCCTTTTTTCCAGCGATCCCGATCCGCTGATGACCCCATTAAGTGTTGATGCCAGTGAAACTGTGAGAGTCCCTTGGTTTATTTGCGTAGGCCCAGTATAGTTACATACGCCCGAAAGCGTCAGTCCACCTACTCCATTTTTTACCAGACCGATTGTGCCAGAAATTGCTTGTGAAATAGTTATTGCAGAGTAGCACATGAACTGACGAAAGGATGCCGTAGCAGATGCTATTGCACTTGCATTGCTTGCACCTACTTTTGCTGCGCTGGAATTAGTTAAAATCATCCTACAATTATGTAAACTGTGTTAGCGTTAATACCTGCACCAAGAGCATTATAGCCAGCCAAAGTGATTTGCATCATGTTAGTCAAAGCAGTTGCTCCCGCCGCTCCGCTGATGTCACTGCCAATCTTTCCGTTTAAAGCAGTCTGCGTAGCAGTTGAAATTGGTTTATTGGCATCAGAAGTGTTGTCGCAATTTCCAAGACCCACATCAGTTTTATCAATCGTTACTGCGCCAGTCCTAGTATTAACAGATGCTACACCAGCGACACTTCCAGTAATGTCAGATAATGTCGCAATCGTTCCAGATGCGCTAGGCAGCGTGAAAGTCTTTGTAGCACCTCCTGCCGTTATTGTGAGGTCGCTATTGTTTTGCAGTTCTAAAACCTGACTGCTGTCGGGAGAATAAAGTTCGTCGTGCGAATGCACAGACATACCACCAATTTCTTGGATTACACCCGTGGATGGATGCTTGGCATAGAGTTTTTTATCTGCGTGATTTATGCAAATCTCACCAGATGCAAGGTCTGCGTTTGCAGGAACCCGTGCGGCAATTGTGCTTTTTTTAGGGACTATGATTGGATTAGCCATTATAGAATGGGATGCCTCTAGGGGTTTTGATCCCCCTAGAGGACTTTAGTTTAGGGACTAGTAAGTTCCACCATCAATGGTGGTTTCAAGCGCAGTTACACGCGAATCGAGAGCCGAATCAGCCGATGTACGAGCCGATACTTCAGAAGCCAAAGCAGCGTCATTGCTGATAACATAACCAGCGAATGCCGAGTCGTTAGCAGTATCAACGCTGTTGATGAGGCTTACGATTTCAGCAAAGCTATCCTTGTCTGCGTCAGCGGCAGAAAGAATTGCGTCGATGCGGTTTTTCTCAGTTGTGATTTTGCCGTCGAGGGCCGAATCAGCACTGGTGCGAGCGGAGGTTTCGGTAGCGAGATCGGAAGCGATAACGCCTTCAGCGGCGGTAGCGCGAGAAACTTCGGTAGCGAGATCGCTGGTAAGGGTGCTGTCAGCGGCAATACGAGCGGCTTCTTCTGCGGCGATAGCAGCAGTAAGAGTCGAGTTTGCAGCAGAAACAGCGGCATCAGCGTATACTTTGGTAGCGAACGTGCCAGAACCACCAATAGCGAGTGGGGTTCCGTCAGCTTTGCCCACGAAAAGGCTGAGATTTGTGAGATCCATTGCCAACTCACCAGAAGAAAGACTTGCGGGAGTGGAAGAACCACGTTTAATGCGAAGGATTGGATTTGCCATAGTTTTTTATTGTTTTTTTGTTTTGTTTTGTTTTTTGGTTTTTCTGGTTATTCAGAAAGTTTTAAGGTGCTGGACTATATTCTCCAGCATCAATTTCAGCTACATTTGTAAGTTCACCACTTTGGATTTGAGCAACCTCATTACCATTAGGTAGTGTCCCGTCTTCGCTAATTGTGAGCGAGGAACTAGGACTAAAGTCTAGCTTGCCAGTAAATGGATTGAATCTAACTGCCATATTAAGCTATGCTAACCATTACTAAATTTGCATCATTTGCAGTGGGAGGTTGCACGGAATATGTCAACGTCAATGTTGCGACAACTTGTTCTACTTTTCTATAAACGACAGTTGCGATATTGTTAGTCTGACCATAGTAAGTCAATGCGAGTGAATCAAATTCTGGGATTTGAAACCCTTGAATAGAACTTGCGATATTAGAAACCCCATCAAGCACCAAATGACGGAATTTTGCTGTGTCGAGAATTGAAGGGATATCGTCCATAGTGTGTGAATGTTAAACTGATGAGGTGGCAGAGTCAAGTTATTAACTCTGCCACCGATATCAATCTACCTTAGACGCAAGGTGCTGGATTCACATCATCTTGGCAACGCTTGTAGACAATTGCCACAACATTCTGTGGACGAATTGGCTGAATAGCGCGTTGGATTTGATAGATGTGCTGACCGAAGTCACCATACAAGTTACAATCGTTGTCGCGGAAGTATGTCCACTCCAGTTCACCCATAGCGAGTTGGGGAGCGAAACGGAATGTTCCTTCTCCAACGTAGCTTTCAGGGACGAGACGCTTGAACGCATTGCCAGCGATAACGAACATGACTTCGTAATCGGCAGCAACCCATGCTGGGTTACGGCGTTGCGCGAAACCATTCGTTACGGCAGTCGAGACGATTGGGTTAACAAGGGTAAGAACACCAGCGACATTCGCTGTAGCGCGAAGGGGTTGTTGGTCGATACCGAATGCGAAACCACGGTAGCCCTGAAATGAGTAACCGCTGATGGCAGTCTCACCAAGTTTGAACGAACCAGTCGTGAGACCGATCAGATCTTCCTTAACGTCCGCATCGTTGCGGAAATTCTCGATCTGGTCAGCAGAAGCGATAACTTGGAAGAATTCACCCTCAGAGGTAGCGAATGGCTCAGCAAGCATCTCTTCACGCAGGAAAGTGCCGATCTTGTAAAGGGTCTTGAAGTTCATAGGAGCATCAGGATTCTTAGCTGCAAACAAGGTGTTGATATTCTGCATATCACCAGTCAAGTTAGCAGAGAAGGTGGCAGTGGAATCCACAACATATTTAATGCCAGACTGAAGGAGATACTGATAGCGGATATCAGCGTTGATCAACTGAAGAATCGTCTTTTCGAGCGAAACTTGAGCTTGGAGGTAAGAACCTTTGAACGCTGTACGAGCTTGCTTTACGCAAACACGGGGGCCAGCACCACGAAGGGTCTGAAGTTGGAACTGATACTCAGTCGAGCCAACAACGTCAGGGGTTGCTCCAACGCCACAAAGGGTGGTGTCGTTAACGAAGGTAGGTGCAGCGAGACTTGCAGCAGGAACTGCCATTTCCTCAACAACACTACGCACAACGTCAGAGACGTTAGGAAGCGTTCCACCATCGATGGAGTTAATGTAAGGACTCTTACGGGCGAGAACTCGTCCGATTTGTCCGATGATACGATTTACGTCTTTGCTTGCAAAGTTTTGGATTGCAGCAAGTGAGATACACTCTTGAGCCATAATTTTAGTTTTCTAATTAATTGTTTGTTTTGGGTTTGTTCTGCTTGAACTCCCGAAGAAAAATTCTACGGGCAACATTCAAGACGATAAGATCCGCTACGCAGTTCTTAACGATTTGTTTCTTGATTTGGTTGCCCCGGCACGTTGGGCGTTGTTCGGCCTGATTGCGGATTTTTTGACTTCCACAGAGTCACCAGAATAACGAATCTGGCACGTCGAGTTATTGACCTTTTACATCATTACAAAAACATTGTCAAATTATATTTAAAATATTTTTTAGGTATTGAGATTTAGGAATATTATTCTCCAGTTTTGCGTGAATTAAATTCGTTTCGATTTTATCAAGTTTTCCAGATTCGTTAAAAATATCATCTTCGTTTTTTAACACTCCACCAACATGAAGATCGTTGGAAAGTATTGTGTTTATGACGTGAGCGCACATTTCTTTAGTTGTATGAAAAATATAAGATGGTTGCCCAGACAAAAGAAGCAATGATCCAGTCTTCTCTACCTCATCAGCGAGTTGCGGAGAAAATGAAACATTAGCAACATCATAATCACTCATCCATCCACCTCCTGCGGCATGGAGCGCACACCAGCGCGAAAAACGAGCGCAAATGAAAGCAAAATTATTTTGCAACTCGTTGGGAAGAACTGGAGCGAGTCGAGTTAATTTTGTCATTAGCTTTAGGTGGAGAGGGGATCCTTGCGCGTGTGAGCGATTTAGCATCACTGGTTCCCATCCTTGAGCTTCCCAAGTCGATTTCCACACGTTTGCACAAGCAAATTGCTCGTCCTGTGGACGCAACTGCACACTCTCGTAGTATGAATAGATTTTTGGTTTCATTAGTACGCTTTAATTCCTACGTTGAAGACTGGAACACCAAGATCGATGTGTGGTTGATGTCCTGCGTCCATTGCTTTTTTGCAGAATGAAATATCGTCAGGGTAAAAGGGGCCATGTTTGATATCAGGGAACTTTTTCTTGATGTCCTGAAACACCCGACGATGGATTAGCAAACATCCACTACCAACCCAGTCAACTGCCTCTACAGAATCGGTGCAGACCCGTGCTTTTTTGCCAAGATCAGTTTTTGAACAGTCGATTGAGGCATCGTCCAAGTTAGAGAAGTACGCTCCACCAACCAATGACTTCCCTGCACCTATTAATCGATGCACAATGTGCTTCTGTAAGTGCGAATCATGGATATTTCGAGCAGCACCAATTGTTGCTTTTGCCCACTGCGGTCTGCCAATGGATGGGATGATGTTATTGTCAAGCAACAGCAACCATTTTGCGTCCGTGGCTAGGAATTTCTCCGCAAGGTCATTTCTTGACTTATAAAAATTATTTTCGTCGCTAGAAACGTCAAATCGGATCTTATCCCGTCCGAAATCAAGCGCAATGTTGATTAAAGCGAGCGCAGTGATGGGATTTGTAGCTTTATTAGCCGAAAAACCAACGAAAATGTCCCTTCCTGCAAACTCTGCGCGATACGATGGCAACCCCTCATTGGTTCGGGATTCTACAATATTTGACTGTAGAGTATCGTTAAATGGTACTTTTTCGGCAACATCTTCGATAATTGGTTGTTTAATTTCCTCTGGAGTTGGTAATTCCATCTTTTCCAGCACCTTGGGAACTGGTTTACGTCTGCGTTTAGGTTTTCGGTCTAGTTTGATCATAGCTTCAGGTTCATTGAGATGTGAAAAGTCTCGTTGTGGTTTATTTATTTCTGGTTGTGGTTGTGGACGCTGAACTTGTCCTTGTCTTGCAAATGGATCAAAAGAATCCAATGCATTCATGGTGATTCGCTCATCTGGCGATACTTTTGGTTCCATAGATATAATGTGGCTTTAACTATATTAATTTATGTATGAATGTACTAACTTTAGTATACTTTAACCACCTAGTGCTTCATCAAGGCCAAGATCAATGGCATCCATTGAATTCATCTTCAATCGGTCGTTGAGGGTGGATTTGATGCTATGCTGACCAGTGATAGTTTGACGAGGCATCTTTCCTGCACCCTTTAACTTATTGTTCTCTTCACGCAAGGCTTTTAGTTCTGCCATGTATTTAGATTTCCCCTCCTGCTCAACTCGTAGTTGCTCAGTTAGGACGTGCGAGAATACTGCTGCCGCTGCCACATTAGCCCGTTCTTGCGCGTTGGTGGGCCACAGAGCAGAGTTAAATTTCTCAGCAAGGGATTGCACCTGCGCGTTGTGTCTCTGGACTTGTTCTAGCTTCTCTGGGGTTGCGTCTTTAGGTGCTTCCGCAAACCTAGCCCACGGAAGTTCTTTGGTGATGGAATCAATATGCTGATCGATCTGCTCAACTTCTTTGTGATACCACTGTCCTTTCTCTTGCTCACGTTGAGCAAGAATCTGCTCTGCATTTTGTGCAGCATTTTCAATCTCTTGTTCTTGCTTCTCTTTGAGATCAACAACATCAACGAGGTTGCGCTTTAGACGCTCCGAATCGGTGAGTGGTAACTTGTCGATTGCGTTGTTCTTCCACCATGATTGATCGACTGCATCTGGGCCACCCGCTTTTTCAATAGATTCAATAACGTCTTCACTCGCTCCATTTTTTCGTAGGATATTATAGATGTTCTCTTTAGCAGACTGAATAGGTTGGTTGTATTTCGACTGAAATTCAGGATCATTCTTGATGTCGAAGATTGCACGGAATTTCTTCAATTCATCGTAGTCATCAGGTGCTTTAAACTCCTGCTGACGTGATTCCATCTCCACAACACGTTGACGCAGTTGCTCTGCTTCCTCCGCTTGCTTCTTGTATGTGCTTGCTGTTTCTTGCAACTTGCGCCAGTTAGAACGATTAACCTCCGAAAGATTGCGAGGTTGTTCGATTGAGGCAATCTCTGGATCCAGTTCGATTTCTGGAGTTACAGGTGCTTCTGGAGTTTCAGTCAGTTCAGTAGACTCCGTGACCTCTTGCGTTTCCTCAATTGGCTCGATTTCCTCGCTTTCGTTTGATTCAGGTTCCTCTGCGAACACTGGCTCAACCCCGCTCAATGCATCGTCTAGCAATGCATCGATATGCGATTCCGTTGATTCATCGATTGGATCAGCGTCCAATGATGGGTTTCCGTATCCAGTAACACTGGATTCTGCTTTTTCGTTTTCGTTTTCCATAGATTTATTAATTTGTTGTTAATTTACTTCATTGACTTTTCACCACGGCACTTCCATTTTTTCCGTGAAAGATTGTTGGGAGAGTTTGGATCATCTTTCCAATCACCTTTGATGTTTGCGCTTCTAGCACAGTATGCGTCACCTTTTTTAGTGCCGGGTCGAATTCGATCTTTACCATCCTTAGCTTTTCCAGCTTGCCCGTATTCAACTGTCCGTGTTCGTCCAGTTGCTTTGTTAGTGATTGTTTTGCTGAATCTTGGTTTGATTTCTGCCATATAATTTGACGTAAATACTAGGTGCTTTTTCCGTCACATGGACGTGAAATTTCCTGCGCTAGGATCAGCGTTATCATTTGAAGAATTTACGCAATCTTCGATTTCTCGCAATGCCATTTCAAAACCTTGCTTCAACATGGCTTGCATTGCAACTCCTTCTACGGAACATTCCGTTATGAAGGGAATTCGACTGCGTAAATATAAACGCAATCGATTTCCTGTTTTCTTATCGTAGTCACGAAGACGTGATGCGTCAGATTCTTCCCATTTCATATTTATTTATTAATATATTTTATTCCATCATCGACTTAACTTTAGATTTAACCTTTCGGTAAACCTTTTTGCCAGCGGCAACGAGTTCCTCTGGGGAAACGATGCCTTGGTCACTCATGCCTTGTTTTTTAATGCGATCATAATTTGCTTTTTCTTTTGCGGCATATTCTGCTTTCTTTTCCATTTCCATTTCGGATTCGGAAAGAAGATCTTCAACTTCCGCTTCTTTGTCTTTAGGAGTTGGAAGAGGTTCAACAATTGATTTGATTTTGTCTTTTCTCATCATCCCGTATCCTTCGGGTTCTTGAATTTCTCCCATCGCTTTAACGTCTTTTTCTTTTACTGCGGACGATGGATCCATTTTTGCTTTGGAAGCAAGTTGGCTGATGATTTTGGCTCGGTCTGGCATAATATTATCCTGCGGTTACGGGTTTAGGTGGTGCAGCAACTTGGTTGACTGCGTTATTTTGTGATGGGTTCGTTAATCCAACTGCTTCACCAATGGCAGTGGCCTGTGCAGTCGATGGTCTACGTCCACCTCCTCCACCTCCACCACCTGCTGCTGCTGGAAATAAATCACCCTCTGAAATTGGTGCTTGTCCTGCTGTCAGGTACTTAATCGCTTCAGAGACTGCTCGCTTATATTCGGCGATCTGCTTTTTATCTGCACCCTTTGCTTCAGCGTTCTGAACGTGCGTAATAAAGTGCTGAACTGCCGATTGTAGGGGTTTAACCATCTCTGGAGGCATCGACCCTGCTGGAGCATTAGCAATAAGCGGGAATAGCTTCTCCATGATGGTCTGGATATGAACGATATCATTGTCCCGTGGAGAGACTGGAATGTCCTCACCAGAAACAATACTCTGAAGTTCGATAATTTGTTGACGAGTTGCCTCGATTGCCACTGCTTCGACCTGATCTTTTGGAAGGATGACTTGGTTGGCAATGGATTCACCCACTTTTCGACTCCAATCGAGTTTCATTAGCTCATCTTGGTTGATTTGTGGGTTTCCTGTGTAGCGTTGGATCAAAAGATCAAGGATTGCAGCATCTTGACCCTCGGTTTGTGGGAGCAGTTCCTCTGCTGGAGAGAATGCCATCAACAAAATGTCGCTAGGAGGCAAATTGCGCTCCAACATAGCCAAAACGCACGAAACCGCCTCTTCATCGAGGTGCCGTGGAATCTCAAATGGCACTAGGAACGATGGAATCTCAGATTGTGCCTGTTCAAATGCCTCTACAACCTCTTTTTTGGCCCACATTGCGTTGGGATTCTGAAGACGAGCGAAATCAATCTGTGTTTTTAGCTCACTTGCGGCTTTAATATGCTCAGGATGACAAATTCCACGTTGCATACGCTCGACTGCCTTGGAGTATTGTTTAACCCAACGCATTAAGATACCTTCGCGGATCTGATTTTCAACGGCAGCAATGCGATTAACCTCACTTGCTGTCTTATCTCCACCAGTAATGTTCATCACAGAGGATGGAAGGAATGTTCCCATCTGGATCTCAGCCAATCCACTCATGAATTGATCGAGTTTAATGAAATCTTCAACGTCAGCGGGAATTGCAGACTGAACTACGTCATAACCTTCAGCCACATATGCTACGGGATGCATTACTTGAAGCGGAGGAATGCCTGTTTTAGCGGTTGGGCCTTTCTTAAGTAATAGCATCCCGCGCAAGTATGAGTTATCGACAATGAGATTTCTCGCTTTGTCGATAGCAATATGCGTGTTATACAAGTCACGTCCTGCTCCACGGGAGGACATCAATGCACCAGAACCAATCTCAATAGAGAATAGCGCGATTGTGTCCGACATTCTGTTGTATCTATCGAGTTGAGTACAGATTTCATCTCCGCTTTTGTCATCGAACAAATAACGGCTAATCTTACCTGTGGGTTCTTTGATGAGCAACTCACCTAGCTCGACGTATTTTGCATCGTTTTCGTAAGATGCACCATAGGATCCTTCGCGCAGCCAGTCCTCATAGCGTCGAGCGTCATCGTCAGAATCGAGCGTTCTGCCAGCGGGGGTTGCGTTGTTGATTGCTTTGACGAGGTTGTTGATTTGCCAACCTGCAAGTGCGGAAAGTCTTGGTTGTTCCAGCACTGGAAGCAATTCAGCAATCTGATATCGACGCTTCCTTGCCCAAATCGGAGTTGAATCAGCCTCTTGTGGAGTCTCGATGCTGAAAAACGTATAATCTTGGCGCAGGAACTCTGGTTTCCAATCACGAACATCATCCCAACACACTCCACAAAAGCCAAATGTCGTGTTCTCATGCGTGACTTGAGCTACTAGATCATCGTGACCCTTCCAGCCCCTAATGCATTTTGTAATCTCTTCGCGGAATACTTTAGTCTTATGTTCCTCGCTCACTCCCTCTAGTGGATACTTGGAATAGGTAAGTGTAGGTGACTGCTCAATTACTTGCTTAAATGGTGGTTGTAAGCGACTAACCATCGTAGACAGAAACCCAGTTGGGCGATTACTGCGCCAATTCTGACCCATGCTTTCCAGTTTTTTCGCACTATACGGAGGTTCATTATTTAGCTTCTTCTGAATAAGTTGGTTTTTGCGGTTTCTTTCTACATTCTGTTGCTTTAACCTACGATATGCAGAATGCGCTTGCTGGCAGTCTTTAAACGTCCGTTTAACCTGCAATGTGTCAGGGTTAACAACGTCACCAGTGGCGTTATCATCCACAATTTCCAGTTCGGAAACACGTTGCTTGTCCGATGGTTTCATAATCCGAGCAGCTTTCGATGCGTAGACGTTTGTGACTTCTGCTGGAATTGGTTTGGTGATATCTGCCATATTATTTTAGATTTAGCCAGCAATCTACTGGCAAATTGTCTGATGGGGAAATGCTGTCTCTGGACATGAAAACTGCGGACTTGTTATCGTGACGAAGCAACAAGCAACCACCAAGTGCCTTGGACGTTTTAGTCTCTCTAGCCTGTCTAATGCTTGCACTTAACCTATCCGTTGCTTTCACGCAAGCACCGCAACCACTCTTCCACTGGACGTTCTGTTTGCAGTTAAGACAGATTTTTGCGCGTTGCTCTGCCAACTCACTTGATACAAGTGCTACTTCTTTTGTAGAATTGATAACATTCTTAGCCCAGATCGTAATGTCGTTTAGCAACTCTGTCTTTTGACTAGGAGTATTCACCGATGTTACAACAACCATGTCCACACCATGACAGAAATTGGGGTTCTTAGAACAGATGTACGAATTGACATCACCCTCAACGTCACCAACTGGCAAATGATTTTCGGCGCGAAAATTCGTGACAACCTGAAGAAGATTGTCATAGCTATGACCAGTGAGTTTCGCATCACCATCGTAGTAATGCCAACCCCCCGGTGGAATCATTCCAATTATCGGTTTTGCCATGAATTTTTGAGTTTTACGTCAGTTTTTTAATGTTTGCAAGCAAATTCTTACTTATTTATCAAATTAATTGCTGAAATCAACGAATTCGTAACTTTCGATTCCAGTATGTTTTTTCTGGAAAACAAACTTTTCTGGTTTCGGTTCGGTCATCGTCGCAACAACTCCACCTCGTTGTCTCATAAGATAGACCAGCAGGGACAGGGAATCCAGAGCATCTGGAGAGTTTTGCCTAGTCCGTTTAACGAAGTCTCCTTTGCTCTCGACTCGTACAAGACCCTGCCCCTGCTGTTTGTACCGCCGCGAAGTCGCTTGTCGAACCAACTCCTCGGTACGGAAACTTGGTGAAATCTTCAGATACTCAAACTCTAGGTATTTAGCAAGCCCAAAAATCAGTTCAGTAACAACTCCAGAATACAATTCATTTGCTCGTTGTGTGTCATCTCCCAAGATATGGGTTTCGGAACTGGCCCATGAATAATTGACTCCCATGACTTCGCTTCCGTAGAGTGACTTCAACGCATCGTGGATGCCTGCTCCGTTTCCAGTTCGGTCAACACATAGCCAGTTCGCTCCGATCCTCATTTCCTTTGCGAAGCGGATGATCTCTGCGGTCTGTTCTAGTGTTGCTAGTTTTGGGAACTGCATTTGTGAATCCAACTGCAAACACGTTTTTGGCTTCTTAAACTCGCGGAATTGCCCGTCCCTTGGAGTCCAACCATCGCAGAGTCCGTATCGTCCGAATGAACACACAACCTGATCTCGACCTTCCAATGCCAAATCGAACGCTGCTAGAGGCACTACAGGCCCAATAAACCGCACGTTACCCATTGCGTTATCCATCATGGCAGGTGTGATGATTGCCATCGAGACACCTTCCTGCGGGAAGAAACCTCGGGCCATTGTGTAGTATTCGGCAGTCCTGCCCTTGGACTCGTATGCCATGTAGCCCTCGTAGGATTGGAAGCCGGGGAACACGATCTCCTTCTCCAGTACGTTTTCGCACCTCGCTGCATCAAGCCGCAAGATATGCCAACCTTCCCTGCTCTCCCACTCGAAATCTTCCTCGCAATCCACACTTTGCCAACCCCGCGCAGGTTCGCACCTTTTCCCAAATTCACTATTCCTGTCCTTTGGGTTCGATGCACCGAAAATTTTGATGCGTCCCTTGGAATCCTTCGTGTCAGCAGCAGACAAGATGTTCTGCAAACCTTCCCAAACACCAGCGGGAACCTCCTCTGCTTCGTCTAGGACAACGTGTGTCCTACTCATCTGACCCCACTTTGGATCTGGCTTTTGTCTTGGACTTGGGTGGAATCCACGGAGCGTTCCAGTTCCACTATCACCTTTCGGAACGGCAACTAGATGGATGCCATTCTTGTCATCGTCATTGGCTTGAATCGACTTTACTAAGTCTTCGCTACCTTCGTATTCTGGACGCACCAATGCAGTGCGGTAGAAGTTTTTGATTGCAGCGAATACGTTTCTCTGCGCGTGTGCCTCGGTCAACGAAACAACTTTGATACAGGTGTACTCAGGATCTCGCATCCAATCCAACAAGAACCATGCAGCGGCATTAAACGTCTTGCCCATCGCTCCTGCACCCTGAACTAGCAACTTATCATGCTCAAACAGGCATCTCCATGTATCCGCTGCGCTTTGTGGCCTCCAGTCATAAACCCCTGCACCCCACAAAATCGTTGCCGCTGCTTCAAACTGATCATGCTTGAGCAGGTGTTGAACGAAGTTTAACACAGTCTGCCTAGCCACCTTTTCGTCCAGTGTAACCAACTTTTTCTGAGAATCCGTAAGATTTGTCAGTATAAACTGAGCGGCATAGATGATTCCGTTGATATCATCTTTCTCCGCTTCTGCTCTAATTCTGGTGGCAATGTTAATTGCCTGAAGCACCGATGGTGACTTGTTATTCATTCACTTTCCAACCATACATCAGATTGAACCAAGCAAACTCCCTCTCCCCCATCTTCTTTCTGCTTCTAAATACTTTGGCAAATCTATTCACAAACCATTTTTTGTAATCGCTAAACTCTTCCATGCTCCAGCTTTTTTTAGTGTACCAATCTTCTTGGTGGGTGAATTCTTTGTCGAATCCTTCAAATCCAACCCGCTTGAACATCTCGTCCAACGCTTCCATCATAAATGTATCTACTTTGCTCATCATATTAATCCCAGTATAATTGCGTTCCTGTCAGTTTTCCGCTCATCATTCTTTCCAAGACTGGCTCAACGTCCCACGGATACAATCCCTTCTCATAGCAGGTTTGCATTCCAAAGTGTTCGTTAAACTTATCTGCATCTATTCCGCTGTTTTTCAATGCTTTATCTAGTACATCAAACTCAATATGCTCAATTGGGTTCTCCGTTATAACGATCCCAAGTTGATCTATCCTATTGTATTTCACTCCTCGTCCTCCTCATCTTCCTCGTCCTCGTCATCCTCGTAACTCATCGAATTCTCAATCAACTCATGGATCTTGACCTGCAAGATTCCAACCATGCTTGCCAATGGCAAGTCGAACTCGGCAATGTAGGTATCAATCAGCTTATCAATTTTATTTTGTAGTTCCGTTATCTGGAATGAGTCTTTCATGTTCCTCCTTTAGTTGGTGAATTTTACCATCCTTGCTCCAAATCCGCACGTTTCCTAACTCTTCAAACTGGAAATCCCACTCCTCCCTTGAGATGCGTCCGCACATATAGTCCTCATTGGATTTCCGTTGCGCCTCTAATCTTGTCATGTCCAATGATCTAACGGACAACGCTCCGTGTCCATAACTACTTTTACCTCCATGTTGCAACCGCAAACACCGCACTTTCCCGCCCCACTGAATGCCGTTGGATCATAGTGAACACACTGGTTGCAGATCATTAACCTCTCCTCGATCTGCTCCTTGTTGCGTATCGGCATACCTGCTCTGACGAATGCCGCTGCACTCTTCACAAAGCTAATCGCTTTCTGCGCTATGTTTGGCTCAATCATCGCATTCCAAAGATGCTCTTCAATGCATCAAGATTGGTAGTGTTTCCGCTAATGTATGGCTCAGTCTCCTCTTCTTCTTCCCCTTTGTACATTGCCGTGTCCCAAGTTGTATCGAACAACTTGCGAAGTCCTTTTGCAGACATGGTGACGTTCCCCCTTCCGTTGAACGAAGGGTTCTTGTTGCTGTACACTTTCCAGAGTTCTTCTTTTGTCATACGTTAATCAGTGCAATGTTGAATTCCGCTGCAAGCAGTGTTGTTGATTCATCCGTTGGATATGTCTCTCGGTAGACTATGCGTTTAATGCCGTAAGATGCAAGCGATTTCAAGCAGTTGTTACATGGCAGTGTTGTTGATGCCAGCAGATAGCACTCCAGTGGCTTAACATGACGCAATGCATTCTGCTCTGCATGGACAACGTAATTCCTACGCTTTTCTCTGCAACTCCAGTCCTCCTCCATGTGCGGTGGAAATCCGTTGTATCCACACGCTGCAACAGTGTTGTCGTGACGCAACAGCACAGCACCAACCTGCCTCCACGGGTCTTTGGATTTCTTGGCAACTACCTCCGCTATCGACAATGCGTATTCGTCCCAGTTCATTTATGTACCTCTCCCATATGGTCTTCCAGCCAGTAAACTGCCTGTCCAGAATCACGCACATCCTCAGGGAAGATGCACTCGTCTGAGATAATTCCGTTTAACTGCAATGCGTTCATCACTTTAGTTGCGTTGAGCTTCTTGTATTCGATGTAATGCTCAAGTGTGTTCACTCGTCGAATCCTTTTATTCCATCGTATACAACATACAGTATAATAGCTGCTAATACGATATAGCCGATAATATATCCCATATATGACACCTTATTGGCAGGACTCGCACTCTGGATCGTCAATGCGACACACCCGCTCCACCTTCACTCCATCGAGGTCAGCGTCATCATTCAGCACAACTGGTTCCTCAACCACGTCTAACTTGTCTGCCCGTGCAATTGCTGCCTCGTTGGTGTAGCGTTTCTCTGGATACCTCTTCGATAGCTTCTCGACATTGGCCTCAATGCACTCGTTAAGCGTCAAGCCCAACTCGTTAAGCAAACCAGTCAGGTAAAACAGGATGTCTCCTGCCTCTTCCCGCACGTTGTCGAAGTCCAATTGCTTCTGGTACACTGCGTGTTTCTTCACTGCATCCAGCAACTCACCCGCTTCACCACTGACTCCAACTGCCATGTGGAGGATGGATGCCTGAAGAGGTGTTAGCTGGACAAGGATATCATGCCCCGGCTTAACAATGGACTGCACAAACTGCTCGTATGGTGTAGTTAATTTCATTTTGTATGTATGTTGTAGTATGCCTTGCCGAAACAACCTGACTCAGCTAGGTTGACCAACCTTCCCTCACTGCCTATGCTTTCGTCAAGCATCTTTTTAGTTATCATCTGAGGATGCCCATCATGTGGTTCGATATCAACCCATTCAAAGATGCGAAGCACCCTTGCCGCTCGTAGTGCGTTGGAAATGATTAGCGCAGGGTCATCCGTATGCTGGAGGCAGTTGTAAATCCAGCACTCGTCGAACCCTTCCTCCACCACATCCTCACCTCGCATTACCAGACACTCCACCCCATGCTCATGGTAGCGAGCGTAAGTCCATTGTGGATACTGGAGCGGATCCACTACCAATGCCCTGCCCAGTCCCTTAGACTTGAGCAGCATTGACGTTGGGCCTCCTCCAATGTCCAGCACTGACTTGCCTGACAGACTAAATCCGTAGCCAACCTGATGCAGTCCCATGAATCTGCCATAGACGTAGTGCTTCTGGTCTTCGTCAAAGGTGTTGCAGCAGTCTCCCCAGTACTCCGATTCAAACGTGTAGTCGCTCATTTCAGTTCCTCCTTCAGCTTGCGATAGTGTGCAACCGCTTGGGGCCACAGGTCATGCCAACCTGATGACTCCACTAGCTTGGTAGCGCAGTCCCTCCACTGGTCACGCTCCTTTATGGTTTGCAATAATCCTTCAGCTATTCTTTGTCTCTCAGGTGGATAATTCATCACCTCAACAAGTGCCGCGCATTTAGTTTCATCTATCATTCGATTTGTTTTCCTTTTGTTTGTGACAAATAGTGGGTAGTATTTGTCACAAGGTTTGTTAGTGATTGGATGGGTAAGTCATTGTCATTGCATCGATTCCGTTGCCATCAGCGTACCATCCTGCTCCGTTGTACACGTCTAGCACGTCTTGGAAATACTTCTCGTACCTCGGCGCAACCTTCTCAAGTGTGAAGTTCTCACCGAATGCACGGCAGTCCGCTGGTCTGATCCTATCAATGTTTTTGATTGCATCAACGTAATCACCCATTGTTCGGCATCGATACCCAGTGACTCCGTGGAGGTTGTTCTCAGCGAAGGATCCCCAATCTGACGTGATGGTTGGGGTTCCGCTCAATAGGTTCTCGATCTGTACTCCACCGAATGGCTCGACGTACTGGCTAGGCAGGAAGGATGCCTTGGCTTTAGACATGAGTTCTTTGCGCTTAGGAACGTCAGCATAACCAACATACTCGACATGGGGTGGGAATGTATATCCAGCCTCGCATTGACCCGCTACAACTAGCTTAACGCCTGCCCTACGGGTTGCGTCGATTGCGATATCAACTCCCTTGCCGCTATAGACCCTGCCAAGGTACAGGAAATAGTCTTCCTTCTTGTCGTTGTAAGTGAAGTCATCTATATCGAAATAGTTGGGGATCACCACGGAATAGTTATCCTGCTGGCATCTTCCCACTGCACCCATACCGCAGAACGCATGGTAGATGGCATAGCTTTCCCAAACCTTCCACTTAGCCCAATGACCACCAGCGTACCCTATCCCCGGCTCAACTACGATCATATCATGTTGGTGTGCATCACATATCGGCCTGACTCCAGACCCCCAAAATGGAAGAATAAAGTCATTCTTTTTCTTTCTAAAACCTACCTCCCGAATGGCATTGGCATAGAACGTCTGGTATGCGTGATCCTCGGTGTTGAACTTGAAGAACGTCTTGCGCCAGTCATGACTGCCATAGCTCTTGGCAAAATCTTCGTTAGTCAGGACGCTAACGTGTTCCGTGCATTGCAAGTCACTATCCTCATGCCCGTAATGTATCACCTCATGGCCCCGATTGGTCATAGCTTTTGCAAATTTGACCACCTTCTGCGTGTAGGCACAGGCATTAAACTCTTTGGATGTAACTGTGTGTGGTAACCCTAGTGCGTGGAATCTCATTTTTTCTGTTTTCATTATGTACTACTGCTGTTATGTGAAGTTATTGGTTATTTTCCTTGTTCTTCAGCTTGTTGATCAAGGACTTCTGCTTGTTTACGTCATGCTGCAATTCGTGGATGATTTGCCGCAATTCTCTAATCTCCTGCTTTTGTTGCTGGATTATACGCATCTCTGGTGTTATCTCATGCGCTTTCATAGGTTCTCGATGATATCGGTTAGCTTTGCTTTCATTATATTTACTTCTTTGAGTCTTTGGTAGTCTTGTGCGCTCACTTCGTATGTTGAGTACCTGTGGTTGCACTTTCCGTTATCGCAGTACCTACGTCTTGAGAATCGATTGCCGAGGTCACGGCATTCCATAACGTGTGTCGTAGAACTGCATTTTGGGCATAATTTGACCATTTATTGATAAACCCTAGATATGGTGATTTTAAAATATGTTGCCACTATATGGTGATTATTATCGACAAGATTGCGGTTTTTGTGGTTAAAATACATTAGCAAATCGTTCGCTATCCCACATGATCTGTCCGTGTCGCTTCGATCTGCAATGGCTTCTCCTCTGGTTCCCTGCCCTCGATTAGCTCTATTGGTTCAGCGTTGCGATCACCAATCGTGAATGTGACGTTTAGTGGTTTGGCATTCGTGTTTTCAATCTCGATTTTATCTCCGTATTGACGTGCGTTCCACTTACCTAATAGACGGATACGAGTGTCAATTCTGACCCTCTTCTCCTGAGCATCGAGCATTGGATCATCAGCTATTCTTATGCAGTCATCTGCGATTGCGTGAGTACCTATTTTGCGTGAGTGAGCAGATTTATTGCGGAATTCTTCATTTGAGCATTCCCAACGCCATACTGTTGAGTAGTTTGGCATGCCTTCGAGATTACAGATAGATGATAGTGTCTGGCCCATTGCGAGTCTCTCGCAGATTTCATCTCCGATAGCCTCGTCGTACTTGGGAGGAGTGCCTACTTTGCGTGATGGTTTAAAGCTCATATGGTGATTGTGACTGCTTAGTTTTACGCTTTGGTAATCCTGACTTCAGTTCGTTGCTCTGCTTGAGTTTTGACTTTGACTTGCGTGAACGTGATGTTGACGCTTTCGGGGTTATCGTCTGGGATGAGGTGCGCGTATCTAATTTGGTCAATGAGAGGTTTGCAGCCTCCAGCAAGGTTATCAACGTCGAGAGTCTTGGTTGAGAATCTCGTAATTCCGAGAGTGTACTGCGGATTGCACTTAGCAGTGCAGTCCTTGCCAGTTTCTTTTGCTTTGTGTACTTTGTCCAGTGAGCGTTTAGGAGCGTGTTGAGTGAGGGTGTCAAGTAGCCTACGAGATGGAGGTTTATAGTTGTCTGCATAGTAGTAGTGTCCGTCAGGAGCGAGTGTGTAGCCTTTCTCTTTGAGTTGTTCAGTTGTCCAGTTCATTGCGGGTATAGTTTTGAGTGATTGTGTGGGATTATACCTTATCTAGACCATTCTCTTAGGTTGTCTTGGTCTAGTGCATAGCCTTCTCCGTGGCCTAGATTAATTATATTCGATGGTTTGATCAGGTCTTCCTTCCATGCCCATCCTTTGTAGTGCAGTGTTGGTGAATCCACAACGCACAAGACGTATACATCTACGTCTGGATTTACCTTGAGAGTGGATAGCAAGCGAGCGTGTGTGTGCTTTGATGCCTTTATGTCGTATCTGTTGCCGCTTGGCATAACACCATCTGGAGATCCAGATCGAGGTGATAGTCCGAGGTCAGGGAATACATTCATTAGCTTTGCGAAACCATACTCTGCCATCATGCCAATCACATCCGCTTCTGCTCCGTCTTGGTTGCCAATCTTGGCATCCTTGACTCCATTGCTACGAGCTATGAGCGAACGCATCCTGCCAATGAGTTGGCATATCTGCACCTCGTCAGGGTTGAGTGTAAGTTGCATGGTCTATCGTGATTGCTGAATGAATTTAAGTGCGATTGCCATTAGCTCAGGGTATTCGCGCAGTGACTCTAGGTAGCTTTGGAACATATCATCGATTGCCTGTTCAGCGAACGGGTCAGGAATGATCTCAGCTTTGACCTGTGCGTCCTCCAGATCCTTGTTGGATGCCCTTAGCGCAAAGATAGCAGCGGAGCAGAATACTGCCAGTTGTGCGGCAATGGAGCGATAGTCCTTATCGCACTCCTTGAGTCTTTCTACCTCGGACGTGTATAGTGGATCGTTCATGTTAATTTATAGAATGGATTTAGTGGGTTTGGTTTACTGACTTTATTGTCGCTAGAAGCATTCCTTATGAATTCAACGTAGTATTCTTTAGCACACTTTAGTGCCTCATCACGTTCAAGTTCTGCTCTTGCTGCCATGTCCACAGCACATTTCCATTTGTTCTCCCAACCTAAAATAGCATCCCTAGCCTCGTCACGCTCGCTCAAAGCAATTTTTAGAGGAGTTCCACCAGCATGATTTGTTGCGCCGTTCAAGCGAACGATTTCTTTTCTTTGTTGCTCTACTTTCTCCCGCGCCTCGTCGCGCTCGCGCTCCAGCCTAGCCAACTCACTAGTGGAGTGCAACTCCAGTGCAGTTAGCCTGTCAGCCAGTTGCTTTGCGTCCAAGTAGTCTGTTATAATTTCGGTCATATATTTATAAAATGTTACCGATCACGCATAACTTGTAATTATGATTTTAAATTTTGGAAAATATGTTCGTTCGGTAAAATGGGGCGTGAGGTTTTATGTAGTTACCTCACAGGGTCAAATGATAACCAGCACACATAGTTGCCGCTACAGTCCCTTAAAATTATTTATATGTTAAGTCCAAGTCCAAACATCAGTGATTTCTGGAAGTTCGTTGTATACTGAACTTTCTGCAGCACAAGCTGTTTCGATTGCTAATTCCATTGCTTGTCGTGCAACCCAACATTGGTCACCTTCGTCTAGTAAATCGCTTGTCCATATCGCTGCTAATAGTCTTTGGTCAGAACATATTTCTGTAAATATTTTCTTCATTTGATCAACATATTCATTAGCCATGCAATTGCTAAGTTGTTTAATCAATTCTTCTTCTTTTTTTGATTCTTTTTTTGTCATAATATTTATTTATGGTCAGCGTTTTTTAGTTTGGCTATTTGCTCTAAACACAACTCCCACTGCTCTAATGTTAGCTTTAGCTCCCTTTTAGCCTCGTCTCGTTCTCGTTCAAATTTTTGGGCAAGATTTATAAACGGAAAGTAAATTTCATTTGCTTCTACATTTTGAATAAAAAAGTCAAATGCAGCTTTTGTTTCTGGTGTATCATTCATTTATTTATGGTCAGCGTTTTTTCGGATGCGCTGCCCCCGTTTGCCCCTGCTACCTACGGGACTGACCTATGTAGGTTAGCGAGGAAAGCATTAGTTTTTAATTATTCTAATTTCACTTTCTTTAAGAACATTTTTCAATGACATAGCCAACTCATGTCCCATCGTTTCACAGGTGTCTTTGTTGAGCAAGCGTGAAACTGTATGTGCTAGAATAAGAATTGCTGCTGCTGTGTCATTAATATCCATTTCTTCCTTTATATCTTTAAAGGCATCAATGTACCATTCGTTCATAAGTTAAAACGGAATATCATCTCCATCATCATCCTTGGCCCGTGCTGGAGCAGATTTGGCCTTTGCAGGGGTTTTGCCAGCATCTTGATCCTTTGGCTTGACTGACAGGCTGAAGAACTTTTTGCCGTCCTTCTTGGATTCCTTGAGCCAACCATTGAGCCAGTAGTCTTTTCCCTCGATGTTGATGGATCCATTGTAGTCTGGGTGGGTGTCTAGTTCTTTGCGGTCGTTCTTGAAGAGTGATCCGCGATTCGTGTTGTCGTATTGGTCTGCCATATTATTGTTATAGTTAGTTTATATTATTCAGCGTTTTTGTGGTGTGCTGCACCAAGTCTGCATTTGTTTGCAGAAAGTGTAATGTTATGTGCTTTAGTTAGGGCCAAGAAACTGGGAATGCGTTTTTTGTGTGAGTCTTTTCTTCGTCACCAAGAGTGATCATTGTGGTGTACTTGGGTTGTCTATTGTAGATGAAATCCTCTAATCTTCCTCCATCTTCCTCGCTTAGTACCTCATTCTCGTCTGATGAGAGGAAATGAATCCCATGAATTTCTGGACATGAGAAAAGAGATTCCTTCACATTTTTGATGTAGATCTCGCCAAAAGTGTCGGTTGTTAGTTCTGTTGCATTAGGAACCATGCAGGTTACCTCAATGGTGATCTTTAGGCTTTTCATTTGTTTCTCCAATCATCTTCCAAATCGACTCCGTATTTCTTCTTTGAAATGTAGTTTGTAACTTGGCACATGATCTCAGCGAAGATGTAGATGAGCATGACAAGAGTAACGCTGCCCATGAATAGTTCGATGCTTGTCATACTAGTCGCTCCAGCAGTCGTAACTTCCCTCGTAGACATATCCATTTTCGTCTCTCGTTTCGTTGAACGTGAACGATTGTCCAAACATATCGTGAGAGGCACAGATGGACTCGATGATAAGGTTCGATAGATAGCATCGTGACGTGATACGGAATGTTCCCCAGTCCCGTGTGCCTCGGTCGTTGCGAGACTTGTCTGCCTCGACTGTGATTACGTTTAGTTGTTTCATTTGATTCGTTAGGTTTGGAGCGGGGATAGAACCCGCTCCATTTTTTAGTTAGGCATTAATCCACTCTTCAAAAGTTTTTAGTGGTTCTCCGTTGCGAGTTATGTCTCCACCTTTTCCGTCATTGGCACATTCAATGTAGACATTGTATCGATCAGCAATCGATCCGCTGTAGCGCGTAACTGTGATCTGTGGTTGGAGTGTTCCGTCTTTGTTGATTCCTGTTTTCATTTGATATGGTGTATTTATTTAGCTAACGGCACTACATCTAGGGTTAAAATTCAAACTCGTCAACAGAATTTTCTTCGATGTGCGAAAAATATTTATTGTAGATTTCTATTGCCAGATTGTACTTTTCCTGAGCGTCCGCAAACCTAGATTTCATGCGGCTCTTCCAGATTGCTGTTGCAGTGTCTAGCAGAATGCAAGCCTCGTCGAAGTGGTGATCAATGCTCATCGATTTGTTCAAAGCGAGAAATTTCTCCGCGCATTTTTACAGGAACGAATACGTCACGTTGACCACGTCGATTCTTGCCAATGTGGATGCGCGAAGTTGGTTGGGTTTCGACTTTCTTCTTGTATGACGCAACTTCCTTCTTCTTCTCGTCTGGATGAGAGATGAGAACCAAGAAATCGGTATGATGCGCGATTGCTCTGGACTCACGCACTGCACCTTCGTCGTTCAATTGTGATGCGGTAATGATTGCGGAGTTTGTCTTGAGTCCCGTTAGCTTGAGTCTGCGTGATAGCTCACTCACTGCCTGTTCGCGGTTATCTGCTGATGGCATGGTTACGATTTGAAGGTAGTCAACCACGAGCAGATCAGCCTTGCCAAGTGAAGCAAGACGTGATGCCTCTGCTGCAATCTCACCAACCTCGGATAGATCATCGCGGATCGTTAGCTTCATCTGCATGAGTTGAGTTATTGCACTTGAGATATCCTTTGCAGATGCAACACCTCTCCACTCCGTGACTCCCTCCATCTCACGCAGTGGCAGGATTGTTTTCCCAAGCAGATTGGAAGCTATGCGTTGCAGAATAGCCTTAGCTGGCATTTCTAGCGAAAAGATCGTTACTGATTTGTTGTTGAGCAATGCCTGTAGTGCGGCTTGGTAAAGCAGGATTGATTTACCTCCGCTGGTCTGCGCTCCTACCACTAGCATCTCACCTCTGCGAACACCTCCACCAAGCAACTTATCCAGCTTGGGAATTCCAGTGGGAAAATTCTCTAGTGGGGTCTTGTCCTCCAGATCGTCCAAAAAGTCATTCAGATGGGCCTTAACGTCCTTGCACTGGTGTTCTGGTACGATTGCATTAGCAAAGGACTCAGCGAGGCTAGAAAGGTCTGCCTTCATCGCGCAAACGTCATCATGGTTATCCTCCCACGTTTTGATGGCATCACGATACCCTTTTGCCCTTATCAGTTGCGAGCGATAGTCCGCTGCGGTTTCGAGGCACATAGCACCGGGGGACAGGAAGATTGTCTGGAGGATATCCATGACTCCATCCTTCCCTCCACAGGCATTAAGCTTGCCAGTTGTCTCAAGATCACTCAATGCCCCTAGTGCGTTGGTGGATCCTGTCCGCTGGTACACTCTTTCAAGTGCAGTGAAGATGAGTTTGTGTTGAGAGAAAGCAAACAGATCCTCTGACCACGATAGGTGAGGGAGAACTTCTGGATCGATTGCGATTAGTGACAATGCTGCCTTCTCTGCTGTTGTTGCGATTGGTGTGTTTTTCATTTGATTAAGAATGCTGGAGTGTTTTCACCGACATATGCACCTTGGACGTTAAACTCAAAATACTCTTCAGCTTCTTCGCTTGTCATGTCTTTCATTAAGATTTCTATGCACTTCTTTCTGTCGTATACTGCAAATGCAGTTGTGAATTGATAAGCTACACCAATGAATGCTGACTCAAATCCATCTGCCAAGATGATTGGCTCATCTTCTCCAACTAATTCAATTATTTTTTTGTTTATGTTTTTCATTTGTTTAAAAAGTCTATTATTCCTTTAACTGTATTTCTTTTTTCTAAAATAATATCGTTATGTAATTTGTTTTGTTGTTTTATTAACTCACTATAATTTAATGAATTGATATATTCATTTAGTTCTTGCTTGTAACAATTTTCTGGTAGAATTGCATTTTTATTAATGTTATATCCGCTTTTTTGAATGGTTTTACTTGTGTTTGGAGCAAAAAGACAAACAACGTCACACATTAACGCTTCATAAAATCGATTTGCCATGAATGCATAGTTTTCATGCGTGTGCTTATCTTCGATATATAAACTATATTTATAGTTCCTTAACCCTTCCATTCCAACTTCCCACTTTAATGGCTTGATGCAATTTGACGTGCATCCCATAGCTTTAAATTTAGTCCAGTGCTTAATGCTTGCAGAGATAGTAATTCCTTGATGCAGGTAATCTTTAAAATCATCGCATCGATGCTTCCTGTATGTTCCGTAATATATTGTGCCAGATCTGTCTGTTTGTATTAGATCTTTTTTTATCTGAGTGTCATTTCTAAATATTAAACAATTTAGGTTGCAGGTATGCCAGTTATCAATGAAGTCATTTAACTTTTTGTTAGAGATATTTTTGCTCAAGATCCAATGACGATATCCAGTTCTAGGATTGTTACATATCATATCGTAACTTCTTCCTTTTTCAGTAATTGCATATCTTAGAAGTTGATTGTCTTCTAAGTCATGGTCATTTACTAACCATATCAATCTAGCCTTTGGATTGTTGTCTAACACCTTCCTGTATTCATTATGTGGCATATATGGAGATGCGTAACAGCAAATGATAACATCATAATTTTTATCCATTGCTTTTGGTATCCCATACTCTCCATCTAACAAATCTGCATTTAACTCATTTTTTAGAATAAGAGAGTTCCTGCAATGAACTATTGAGGTGTCACTGTAATCTTCTGCTAATGGTTTTGTTTTTGATGTAGATTCAATTATTAGAATATTCATGCTAGTACCCCCTATTGTTTGTCTGTTGCACTTTGCAAACCCATTCAGCTTTGAATCCTTGCCAACCACGGGTCACGCATTCTGAGATTGCTTCCTCCAGTGTCCACCCTGCTTCCTCTGCTTCACGTTCAATTCCGTTAAGCGCAGTTTGAGTTAATGGTGATTTCTTTGCCTTCCTGATTTTAATAAAATCATTCCAGACCTGTTCAGGAACTGAATCTGGTCTATTTATATTATTAGTAATAGAAGATGAAGAAGAAGATGAAGAAGAAGACTGTAGTGTTGCCTTTTGGTTGATACCATTTGGCAAGCAATCTTCAACCACCCTTGCAAGTGTGGTTGAACCACCCTTGAGCATTTTACGCATTTCGGCAGACTTCTTACCACCTTCGGCACTCTTACGCACCCATTCATTCTGTTTTAAGATTTCCTGCTCCAACCTCTCATGCACCATGCATGAAGTGTCGTTGGGGTGTGGTTTGAACATGGTTGCAACGGTGGTTGCAAGGGTGGTTGAAGCACCCTTGCCAATCAATCGTGCTATTTGATCTGGATTCGCTGGGATACTTCCGTGCTGCCAACAATAGCAAAGCAAGCGGATATAAGCCCCCTCTTCTTCAAGACTCATCAACGCTACACGTTGAGATCCCAAATAATCAGCGGGGTAGAACTGAAATGCTGGTCGTTTAATTTTCATAGTATAAAAAAAGACCCACCTCAAGTGATACTCCCACAAGGAATCTTATGGGCATGAGGTAGGTCAAATTGGTTGGTTTTTAACGATGGTATCAAACATCGCGCTTCGTCTGAAGCTAACTCAAAATATCTAGCTTTTGGATTTCGTCAAATTGTTTTTTACTGACCAATCCCAAACCTCCAAAAGTTCCTGTGCCTTTGGGTCAACGAAATCTTCGCTTAGTCCATAGGATTTTAGTTCAATCCATGTACCATCTGGAAGTTCACCCGTGCATTTAACCTCATAACCAATCTTTGGGTATCCATATTTTCGATAGTTGTAGACGTAAACTTCAACCTGCTTCTTCTTCCCCTCGTTGCAACGACACTCCTCATGCCCATCGAAGGTTTGGTAGAATGCAATGTCGGACTGATTGAGGAAGTCTTTGAATTGCTTCCAGCCATTACCTGTTAGTTTATCAAAGTTCAGTTCGTTCATAGTTTTGCTTTCTTAGGTTTGTCTTCGACCAACTTCACGATTTCCTCGCCAACATCTGGCTGGATTTGGGATAGGTCGTATCCTACCGAATCGCAGTACTTCTGCAGTTTTGTAGCAGAGATGCTACCACCGAATAGTTTAATGCTGTCGGATAATGACATTTCGGTTAAGTTACCGATATGTTCTATTACCTCCTCAGGATATGTCTCACGTCCCTTTTGACGTTGCAACTTCCAGCCATAAACCTTCTCCCCTGATTGTAGCTTTTCTTTCAGCAGATCCTTTGCCCAATCAACTAGGTAGTTGTTGAAAATACTGCTCTGTTTTACAAACGTGGAGAGTCGCTCGATATCACCTGCGAGATGCTCCTGCATTTGCGCTAGGTTGGTCTGTAGGTCGTTTTCCACAACCGCTAGTGTGTTGGCAAGCGGAACTGAGATTTGAGCGCACGTTGTTGCCTTTTTGCACCAGCGGCAGTAGTCGCAAGCTGTCGGTGTTTTGTCTGGATTATGATATGCTGCTAGGATTCCCTCAACAACCTGCTTGGCTTCCTCGATTGTCCAGCTATGCGTGACCACACGCTCCTGATCACAGAACAGCAGGTGCGTAGTCCATTCGCGAATAGCGTATTCACCCGTTTCAAAATCGTAGCTTGCTGCCATGTTACCATACGCATAGGCACACTGCTGCTCAAGATACGAACGTAGGATTCCTGATTTTAGGTCTAGGCTAGTATGGATAGCAGGAATGCGGCAATCCTCGGTTCCAACGTGATCGATCCCCGGCGTTTTAACCTTGAGACTATTCTCGTCGGTTACCACCTCATGGTCACCAGCGATTGTTTTTGTCATCTCGATGGCCCACATGACCGCATCAGCATCCTTGGGTTTTAGTGCAAGGAATGGCTTATTATTGCCCATGAACATTTCCCTGAATGCCTCGTCCATCTTAGTACCGCGAGATGCGGCATAAGATTGTCCCTCCTTGGACTCAAAACAAGCACACTCAGCCAACTTGGGAAGTAACGAATGACGGATCATTTCGATGCCTCCCACTTAGCAACTGCTGCCAAGAACTTTTCTGGAGAGACGAGCAAGTTGTCACGATACTTGCCAACGGGAAGATCCGTCCATAGTTGACCAACTTTGATCTCCCCTTTCGAGATCAGGTATCCCGTAGCCGATTCAGCTTTGGTTGCAATCACTGCCTCAACCTTTGCGAACCAGTTCGGATCCTGCTTGGGTGTTGCAGGTGCTATGACCTTTGGTGGAATTGTCCTAGCTTGCGGAACAACGCGAGATGCTGCCTGACCATCGTCATCTTCAGGTGCAATGCCACACGCTGCCATAAGCGAATACCTGCGGGCATAGGTCAATGCAGACCCGTATCCCATTGCGTCATTCTTGCTGGCTGGAACGTGCAGCTTACCCGCTGAGAATGTCTCACCAGATTCGTGGATGAATAGAGTTTCGACAAGAACACCAGATTCACATTCGTGAGTCTGTTGAACCAATGCGATTCCATTGTCATTCAAGCCACCCATGACAGCTTCGACGCAAGCAGACAGATCTGCATACCGCGAACGGAAGTGAGGGTTGGTTGATGTTTTGAGTGCTGGGCCGAATGCCCTCTGAGCTTTGACTAGTGCTGATGCTATGTTCTTCATTTGTTTATTTACTGGTTTGTTGTTTGTTTACTGACGAGTGAAATCTTCCCATTGTTCGCAAGTGCGCTCATGCTTCTTGCGCTTGTCGCAATACTGTTTGAATCGATATAGGATGTTTTCCTGTCCAAGCCTATAGCAAGCGAAGCAAGAAGCGAATGACAAGAGGAAATATGAAACCGCAAATGTGGTGGTCATTGGTTTTTGGTTAGGATGAATGTTACTACGAGAATCGCTACTGCTGGTGCGATTGCCTTGAACGCTTCCAGCGTATGCTGGAGCGTCACAATCAAGGGGACGGACGTGAATGTTTCGATGATGCTCATATTAAAAAATCGCAAGTGCGTTTTGTGCTTCCTCGTCAGAAAGGATGAGATCACTGCCGCAATCGAGGTAGGCGTGTTTGCCCGTGGACTGCTGCCAACAGTAGAGGAGTCTGCGTCCGCTGCGTGATGTGAAGGGTTGCTCAGTTCCACCGCAAGCGGGGATCCAGTTTCCTTGTGCGGCTTTTTCTGCGAGGTGGTTGATGAGGTCTGTGATGTTCATAAGATCTGAAGAATAATCCAATCTGCTTGGGATTGTCAACAAGGTTTTTTTGGAAAGATTCCAGCGGATTTTAAAGCGTCTTTGCACTGGTCGATGAGCAACGAATCCTTGTGACCATATGCGTCAATGACTGCCTGTAGTGCCTCCACCAATTTCGTGTGCGAAGCGTTTTTATAATGCGTGGATGATTTGAATTTCATTTGGTTTGGTTGGGTTGTGGGGCGAGGGGATAGAACCCTCGCCAATTAAAAATTAAAAAGAATAATCGTAGTAGTGATCACGATTGCCGATTGCGAGACGCTGGCCGCGAATTGATTCGCCTTGTCGAACCCATGCGCCATTTTTGCGAAGGGTGAAAAATGTCGGCGATCCAGTTCCACGCTCGAAAGAGTATTCTTGGGAGTCGCTCATTCCGTTTTCGTCAACACGGGTTGCAATGTCTTCAACAATTCCGACACGCTTGCCGCTCTTGCTCACTTCGGTAATTGTGCAGGCGCGGCGATCAGTCCATCCAAGGATTGTTGCACCCATTCCTGTTTCTGGAGCCGACATACGGCATCCGCTAATAATGTGATTCATCAATGAACCTGTTTCTGTGCCTGCTTTAAGTTGTGTTGCTGTTGTCATTTTTTTATTTGGTTTTTGTTTTTTGGTTCGTCGGCGGGTTGCCTTCGATGGAGATGACAATACCAAGCCGCTTGGGTTATGCAACAAATATTTTCGGTATTTTTTTCGGTAAGATAAAAAAAGTTACTTTATTCTATTGACACCCGCAGATGCCGATAGAATCAAGCTGCGCGGATAAGAACCAAGCGACATACTAGCTTCTAACTAGGTTGCCGCGCAGATTTCCATCTTTCGAGGTCTGCCACCTTTCGCACCATTAGCCCGTGCTGCCTCAACTTTTTTCTCAGTAGAAACGCATCCACCCTTGCGTCCAATCTCCGACAAAAACTGCCGCACTACATCAGGAATCGTTGTCTTCATCGTCATCTCTCTTTTTGGATTTTCGTCGGGAAGACCAGTCGATATCGTCGTAGTTGTCTTGGTACTTTCGTTCCCAAGTTTTGGTGCGAGGCTTATCTCCCTTGCCGTTTCTGTGCCACTCATTGTTGTCAATCTTTCCGTGACTCATCTTCTTGCTCCTTGGTTTTGAAAACTCCGTCACGAACGAAAATATGCTCCATCAATTTTGCTGCTAGAACGAACTTGAAACTCGTCTCTTGGAGCGTACGCATCACGTCATGGTAAACGTCATGCTGAGTGATTTTAGTTAGGTCGATTTGAGAGAGGACTGCATCAATCGCTTGTTGCGTCTCTTCTTCTCCAGCTTGTTTTGGTGTGTTTGTATCTGACATATATTTATTGGTTGAATGATTGTTTCTCACGCTCGATGAGCATTGCGTCTGCGTCCACGAAAGCCAACTCTGCCACTATCTCTGGCAACTCACCAGAAAATTCTTCGCTTGCCCTGTAGCCTCTCAGTGCTGCCCCTGCGAAGTAATCTCGGATTCCCATTCCAGAGTTTGGCTTGACTGCACTAGTCTTTGCATCTCCACCGAAATGAGGCACTGGGAATGCAGGGTGGTTGTTGCGTTTAGTAGCCATGTAATTTAGCGATGAACTCGCGTTGAATTTTCCTGCGTTCTGGTGTGCGCGTCCAAAAGAACGCACAGGCTTGATCTACGACAATGGAAAGTCTGCGAATCCACGGATCATCGTGTTCTTCGATTCCGCACTGGTTCCTTCCAATCCCTTTAACGGGTTTTGTATTTTTCATATTTATTAATGGATAAAAGGCTATTTCTTTTTAGCCTTAGCTTTCTTTTGTACGGCATAGGCAATAGCTAATGCTTGCTTCTGCGGCTTGCCGTGTTTCATTTCAGTTTTGAGATTGCGTTCAAAGCAATTCTGTGAGGCACATTTTCGTAGTGGCATAGGTTTATTCTTCTCTGTCTAGTTCTGTGTCAAATTCAGCTAACTCATACATTTCATCCATGTCACCATTGGCATAGTCTTCTGTTAGCTGAGTGATTTTTTCTTCTGATACTTTTTTAGGGTTGTAAAACACATATTCATCTTGGACAGGAATCATCTCCCATCCCTTTGGCCCCTCTTCTTTGTCAGTTACAAGTATATTCATTTTTTAAGTATTAATGGTATTTTTGACTTTTTCATCGTCCCAACAATGGTTTCTTTGCTTCCTGTTCTTACTGTTTCCTTGGGATGACTGCTTGCATAGTCAGGGAACAACGTAACTGGATCTCTTGGTGTTTCAAGAATAAAATTATTTGCATCCTCTGGGCCAAGCATCATCCAATCATAAGAGGGATGTATTTTAAATTTAGGGTTTTTTATGAACTGGTCACGAAGATATCTTTCAGTGTCGCTCATCTTAGCTTCTTGCTTTGGATCATTTCCAGTGTAGATAGCGAAAGCATCCATGTCTTTCGACAATTGAACCGCTGCTACAATATCTAAGTTTTTGCCTTTATTGAAATCCATTGACTCTAATAGACGTTGAGCAACTGAAGGAATAAATGGTATTCCATCAATCCTATCCATTGCGCTTCCACGTTGGTTAAATGTGAATTTAGACGCTTCCTCTGAGAATGTTTTGTCCTTATATTTATTAACGATTTTCTTATACCAATCTTGATCTTTATATTTACTAATATGAGCATCAAATGCCTTATCGAAACCTTCAATATTACCTTTAGTAGCTTGTGACTTCATTGATCCCAATGCACCTAAGAAATCAACGCTAGGCTTATATTTCTCAATGTTTTTAGCTTCAAATCTTTCAATCAAATTAAACTCTGATTGGGTTATTTCGTTGTCTTTTAATAAGCTTTGAGCTTTCTTATATCGCTTTAAATGCTTTGCTGGATTTTTTGCTCCTAATTCAAGTATGACGTGCAATGCATCTAGTCGTTCCTGTGGAATAGATGCAGACGTGGAATCAATTTCAGACATTACATCTTGAACAAACTTGCGATTGCTCTTATGCGCTTTTTCTTTCATCAATTGAATGAGTGCCATTCCAGATGTTGTATTCTTAATGATATTCTTTGCCCTTGTAACAAAAGCAGCAGTCATATTTGCCCAAACAGGCTTAAATCCTCTTCCATCTGGTAATTTAGCTATTGCCTGATTCGATTTGAGCCAAGGATGCAATGGCCCACCCATGTTAGACCCCCTTGTGTTGTGCCTATCAGCCTCTAGCATTGCAACTTGTTCTCCAGATATTGAAGATATATCAGAAACTTTAGGAAGAACTGTTGTTTTAGGATCAACTTCGTATTCAATAACACGATTATCTTCAGTTGGTTTTGTTGCTATTTTAAAGTATCCTCTATCTGGAAATTTAGATGGTAATTTTCCACCAATAGAATGAGTGAAATCAGGTTCTATATCTCTTTCAGGTTCTTTTTTAGCTGTCTTAGGTTTTTTAGCACCCTCCGCTGGCATGAACTGCAAGCCAGTTGCTCTAGGCAACTCACCCTGAACTGGCTTATCGTTCTTATCGAGGATAGTGATTAAATTCTCGTCGAAAATAACGTAGTTGTGAGTTGGTGATGTCTCCGCACTTTTAATTTGTTTTTCAAGAGCAGCGAGTTCTTGTTCGCTTGCAGTTAGCCAGTCTTTAAATTGCTTCCGCATTTCCCAATCTTTTGGGTTGTTTTCAAGTGTTTTTCGTAATTGCGCCCCTTCTTTAAGAAGTTCGTCTCGTCGATTGATGTCAGAGGCACTTGTTCTGCTCATGCCATCGAGGTAGCGGATGCCGGGGATGCCTATGGAATTTAAATATTCTGAGGCTTGTTTTTCTCCGCCATATTCATCAACCAAATTTTTATACAAATCTTGTCCATTCCATTCTCTATTTAAATCTCCAAGAATTTTAGATTCACTTAAAACATTTTCGCGGATTTTTTCACTCTGTTTATTTAAAGGCTTATCCCAATCAAGCAAGTCTTCGTCTTTTACGTCGAGGTCAACTTTGTAGAGGTTGCCCCCTTTACCTTCGCTTTTTGCCCGTGACGATACTTCGTTCCAAAGATTTGACCTCTGAGACCCGTCTGGATATGGATTTTGTGCATTAGGTTGTCTTAACCATCTTTCAATAAGTCCTTGGGAATTAATTACTCCGTCTAAATATCCCGGATATTTTGGGCCAAATGTTACATATAATGTTTCTGGTGCTACTTTTCTTCCATCAAGGGTTGCTTTATATTCAGATAAATTTTCTTTATATTTTTCCCCTACACTTCTTGCCTGTCCAAAGTAAAGCCCCCAGCCATAAGCCTGCGCTCCTTCGCCAGTGCCAATTTTTTCCAACTTGAACTTATCCACTTCATGCGGAGTTCCGTGCCAAGCTGGAAGGAAGTTGATCAACCCTGCGGAGGATACCAATGCATTTGAGAATGGCTTGATAACTGCGTCTGGAGCAGGTTTTGCGCTGGTAATTATGTCAGAAGATTGTATACCTTTTTCAGAGATATCAGGTTTCAACTCCATATCAGGCAACATAGCCTTGCCCCTCACAGGAGGCTCAATTTCACCGAGTGAGAGTGCCTTCGCTCCAACCATCTTGGTTGGTGCGGAAATGCCTTGTAGGGGGCGTATACGCGCAGAGATCGGTTCGTATTCGGTGGGTTGCTCCGCTGGCATGAATTGCAACTGACCACCACGGACTTTACCTGCCATTTCGGGAGTGATGTCTACTCTCCAGATGGGTACAGTATTTCCTACAACCTTACCAGTTGCTTCAAGTTCAGCTAATTCTTGAGGAGTCGCATCAGACAAGTCTCCCATGTCTAAATCATCTTCAGTAATCTCTTGTCCAATTTCACTTTTCTCAACCTTTCCCCCCATCTTTGCAACATACTTGCCAACCTCTTTAGGCAAGATTTGATCGTAGAATCCCTTCATCCCTTCACCACCCACTGTGAGGTCATCACCAGTTGCAGTTCCAGAGTTTTCAGCAAGGATCTTCGATGCCACTTCTTTTCCTAGCACCTCGCTCAATTGTTTTCCATTGGCATCAGCAGTATCAGAATCGTAAACGGATCCATCATCGTTTATTTTACCTGCTAGTACTGTGTTCCCGTTTTTGATAGCAGCAAACGCTTTTTGATAACCCTTGGGAGTATTCCAAGTGATCTCATCGACTGCCTGACGCATTGCTTGTTCGTATCGTTTTACCTGCTCGATGCCAGTAGTCCAGCCAATCCATTTCTTGTCTGCATCAACGGCATCACGCAATGCGCGTTTGAAGAGTTGGATCGACCAGTCTTTGCGGAATGGTGCGTCTGGGATTCCTCCAACATTATCAGATGCAATTAAAACATTATCATTAAGACGATTAAATTCAGATGAATGCTCATCACTCCACTTTGATCTATATGCATCATGCTTATATTCAGAATCCGTAGCAAGCGGAGGAGTCCCATAGGTTGGTTTAATTACATTATCAACAAAATTTCTTTTTGCTTCTTTTGCAACTTCAAGTTTTTGTTCTGCCTCTTTATCTTTATACCCCTTCTCCCTTCCTGCCTGATGCCTGTCAGACTGAAACTCCTCTACAAACAACCCATCGTTACCCTGCGCGTCTGTGCGCTCGTTGAGACGCATATGCGCTACATAGTTGGGTGTTTCGGGGAAGTGGGAGGAGGTATATTGGTTTTTATAAAGACCAGACTTTTCAAGTTGCTTATATTCAGCAAATTGTTCATCTGTCATGTATGTTGCTCCAATTTTATTTAATTCGTTATATCTTACTAATTTTGGATCAGGCATCGTCATCACCACCTCTCGGTAGTTTGTGCCACCGGGGAGTTGTAACCCTGCAAATCTTGGAGGATTAGCTAAACCCTGACCTTGCAAATCCAGCTTCTCTGCCCGTGTATTCAAAAACTCGTTTTCTCTGAAATACTTTTCAGCGGTCTTTTTGTCCCCACGTCTTTGAGCTTGTTGAGCCAACTTCATCACTCTCTCTGCTTCATTGTATAGAGTGTCAGTTGTGCTTTGATCCCTGATATTCATTAATTTGATCAACTCATCGTACTTATCCTCTCCGAATGATGGGTCATCAATCGGATGATCTTTGAGGTTTCTGTATTCAGCCTCAAGTTGATTTAACCTATTCTGATCAAATGCTTCCTTTCCACCAAGGGTCACCTCTTCAAACTTAACAGCACCTTCATTGCGAAGATACTCCATGACCTTGTCTTTCGGAACCTTGCCTTGGTTCTCCGTTGCAAGACGATCAATCTCACCTAGCACTCCAGACCACTTCAGTTCCTCTTCTTTAATTTTGTTTGAACTTTGCCAAGCAACCATGCCTTTATTTTTATTAGCAATAGCACCTTGAGCTTTTTCTTTGAGATCAACTGGGAATTTTCCAACTACAATGGTTTTTTCTTTTCCGTCTGGTTGTTCTTCAATATATGTTGCAATGTATTCACCAAAAGTTGCCTTGAGTTGTTCTGGTGACGCAAATTTACCCGTGACTTTCTCGTCGATGGTCTTTTGTAGACCTGAGTACATTCCGCGTTCAGAGGTTGGATAGCGTTCCGTTTCCGCTGGCATGAACTGCGTTGCCGATGCTGATACCTCTGGTTCGCTTTCCATTGGATCTTCTGGCATGAATTCATTGTCGAACATAGAAACAATTCGGATGTTTCCATTCTCCTCATCAAGTGATTCCGCTGGTTTCAAATCATCAGTCTTACGCAACTTGGATTCAACCTGATCAAGATTACCAGTATTAATTGCGCCTTTAATCTCTTCAGCGGTTACGGATGGTATATCACTTGCAAAATCTTCTGGCGTTTGGAACCCTGCTAATGGATTCTCCGCTGGCATATAGTTTCTTGTATTCAACTCATAGTTGAATGGTAGTTTTTGCTCCTCAGATTCCATGTATTGACCAATGCGATCCATTCGTCTTGAACGAACTATAATATCAAGCGGGTCTTTTCCTTTTTGCCTTGGTAATCTTGTTCTCCGTGGATTTGCAGCTTTAGTTTCTGCATTATAAACATTAAACAAATCATTAATGGCATTCTTCTTTTCAATAGCTATTGCCGCATCATCGTCTAGCTGATATTCACCACGCTCACCAGATGCATGGTTAGCTAAAACCTTTGTTAAATCATCCCAAAAACTTGATGTATCTCCATTCCACAATTTTAAATTCTCTGGGTTTTTAGCAACCCATGCATTTAACTTTTCCATCATTCTAGTAACGGAAATAGTTGTTTTGAAGAAATTAAACTTTTTAGAAAAATGAAATCCAATTGGAATTTCATCTCTGATCTGCATGGATATGGAGTTTGGTTTTCCACCCTTTGTTGTTGGAAAATATTCAAATCTAATTCTTGTTCCATCTCTCCTCCGCAGAATTTCATTAACAAATAATATTTCTCGCTTTAATTCAGGAGAAACAATTGTATTTGGCAACGCAAGAATAGCATTAACTTGAGCTTCACTCATCGTTCCTCGATAGTGTCCATTGCCCATGTCTTCCATCTGCAATGCACCTTTTTGCATCGCGGAATCAAGTGCGTCTTTAATTGTTTTTCCTCGTTCTCTAGATATTTGTTCAGCTTTTCGTAGTGTTAATGCTTTTGGAACACCATCTGAGTCCCTTGAAATAACAGATTGGATCTCAACTTGAGTTCCATTTGGAACAGTTCCGAATGTAATTGGCCCCAAGTTAATTGGAGATCCTGATTCATCAACCAATTGACCTTCTTGAATGTTGTATTTACCTACAAATGAATCCACCCCAGTATCAGGAGGGATTGGTATTTCTTGTTTGCTGCCATCAGGTGCAGTCATTACTGCCACCTGTTCTTTCTGAAACAAATCAATGTCTTTTGTTTTTTCCTGCAATGACCTGTCTGCCATTATTCTTTCAATAGGAACATCAACCTCTTCTTTTCTAGTCCCTGTCTCATAGACCATGCTTTGGTTTAAATTGTTTAGTTGACGTTTGTATTGCCGAATCATTGCAAGCGATTCTGGGGTCAATTCTGCTCCAAGAATCGTTGATACAGTTCCGTTGTCATCAAATATTATTCCACTTTTACGCAGGGTTTCTTTGATTTTCTTTAAAGCACCATTCTGAGTTTTGACTTCTAACCAATCAACAGCCTGTCTACCAATTGAATCTAATGCTGCGCGGGTTCCAGCATTTACGTTTCCAGATCTTCCAGAAATTTCTGACAATACTTCTTCTTTAATGTATGCGCGTAACTTTTCTTTATCGTCACCAAATTGTTTTTTGAAAGAATTTCCACCATCAGATGGTGACATTGCAGCGGCATAAACATCTGCATAAGAATCCAACTTATCGTCAGAATATATTCCGCTTGTGATTTTTTTAACAGTCCCATCTGGTTCAATAGTTTTTTGGTCAAAGAGGTCTTTGCGGATTGGAGCAAGCATATCACGAACCTCAGTAAATCGTCCAAGTGCGTGTTGCATCTCATGTCCAACCACATTTCGGATATTGAACCCTTCGTCGGACAACTGTTTAACAAGATCACCATTAATGACAATCGTTGCTCCTTGCAAGTTTTGCTTACGCATGAATTCTGGAAGAGGATTACCATCAGAATCACTTCCTTCAGAAACCGCAAATCCACGGGTGGATTGAGATCCAGCAACTTCTCTAAAAAACCCATCTACAACTGTTCTTGCGTTTTTAAGACTTTGTGTTTCCTCTGGTGTTAAATCTGGTTTTCCAGTTAGACTTGCAACTACACTTTCAGCATCAGTCAATGTTGTTCCGTATGAATTACGATAAAATCCTTCCATTTCGGATGGATCAAGGATCTTAACTTGAATATTATTTAGACCAGCGGCTTTTCCAGTTGTCTTAGCAAGATCCATTTCATCAGCAAAAGCTAGATGTATTTGACGTAAGATTTCCTTTTGTGTTTGTGGCGTGGCTTTATCTAGTTTTTCAATGTTTTTCTTTTGTCTGTTAATCTCTTCTTTGATTAACTGAACTTCAGGCCCAAAAGTAAGATTTTTTTGTTTTTCAAGAGCATCAACCTTTGATTGAATTGCTTTCTTGCGTTCATCAATGCTTCCTAGCTTTTCCATTTTAGGAACCAAATCTGGATCCACGGAAGATAGAAATCGCTTAATGTCAGCATCCTCGTCTGCTCTCCTAGAACTAGGGTCTGGAGTGATGATCGTATCAATCTTCTGTGCAAGACTTGTTCTTGGGTCAATAATAGCACCTGCTCGATCCATTATCCGCGAACCACCAAATGCTCCCATTCCAAAACCAGATCCCGCAACTTCAAATCCTTGTTCAATTGATTCAATGTCTGGAAGACCAAGGATTGTGTTTAATACAGCACCATTCACGCCCTGTTGAGTGATGGCATTACCCTGTCTAATCATCCAGTCTGCTGCCCTTGCTCTACCAAGACCACCTCTTGACTCTACGCTAAATAATCTTTTTGTTAATGCGCCTACATTTGGTTTTGCTGCACCTCGTTCAACCAACCCCCTGCGTCCAGCAGCACCTCCAACGTCAACTGCTGATGCAATGTCTTTGAAAGTTCTGGCAATCTCTTTTGTTGCGATTGTTGCTGGTTTTGCCGCTAAAACCATTCCAGTAATTTCAGGTGCTTGTATAAGTCCAGCTATTGATCCACCTCTTATCAGGGTGTCTGGATCACCAGTAACATATTCACCAAGTTTCTTTGCTCCAGTTTGAACCCCAGTAATTCCTTTTTCAATAAACTCTGCTGATTTTTCAACTCCAGTGGCAACTGGTTTTACAACTCCTTTTAAAGCCAATTCTCCACCTTTTTGAACAGTTTTACCTGTGTATTTTCCAATTGTCTTGGTGGCAATGTTAGCACCGGGTATCGATATAGGTGACATCCATTCACCAATTGCAGAAATGTACGGATTTAATTCTTCTTTAGAAAGTCCAGATTCTAAAACCAATTCAGAATATGCTTTTTCTGCTTCTTTAGCTTCTTCTTCAGTTGCTCCTTGGCTTTTCGCATAAACTGAAGCTGCTTTTTTAAGGATGGAGTTTTCAGCAAGTAATGCTGCTGCACGATCTGGAGTTCCTTCTCTCCATGCTTGCTCAATTCCACGCATATCTTCACGCAGGCGATATCTATTAAATCTTTCGTCAGCAGATAATCCTTGGAGTTTATCAGTAAATGAAGTTCCAAAATTATATGCTCTAACTCCCGCATTTGAAGTTTCTTCAATGTCACTTGCAACTCCAGATACAAAAGAACGTCCAGCGATTTCTGCATCTCTTGCTGCAATATTTGTTTCTTTTGGAGTAGCTAATCCTAAATGGTATTTTGCTCCAACATAAACAGGCTTAACAGCACCTTCCTTTGCTAACTCATATGCTCCCCTTGAAAGTTCTCCAACCTTAACTGCTGCTGCTGGAATAAACTTTTCAAGACCAATTGCAGTTTGCTCGAGTAATGGAACCTTATCTTTTTCATTAAAGATCATCCTCTCTTGAGTTTCAGAAAGACGTTGCCCTTCTGCCTTTAATTTTTCAAGTTTAGCAACATCAAACTCTTTTTGAGTGCTTTCTTCCTTTTGCTTCTTAAACTCATCATCTGCAATATCAAGAATTGATCCTTGTTCTTGTTTTATTTCAGGTTTATTTATTTGTGCAAACTCCTCATCTGCAACATCAAGAAGACTAGGTTCGTTTTCCATTTTTATTCAGCTTGTTGCAATTGTTTTAATAAAGATTGGTATTTTTTGATCAATTCTTGTGAAGCGGGATCATTTGCTTGTGACTTAGGAATCGATTTCATCGTTGATTTAAGAACATCAATTTCTTTTTTAAGTTGCTCTTTATCTAAAGGAATATCAAATGGCTGAATAATATAGTCTGGATCTAATCCAGAGTCAGATGCAAGTTTTCTAATCCTTGGAATTGATTCTTTGTTTGCATTTTCTAAAGCAATTCTTACTAATCCAGTTGTTAATTGACGCATATTTTCTCGATCTGCTGGAGGAAGTTTAGCTCCCTTTGAAAACTTTTCTGTAATAAATTTAGGATCGTATTTATTAAGAAATGCAATCGCAGATTGCATAAGCGCAACATCACCTTCTCGAACGGCAACGCCGGGGTCAATTAATCTTTGGAATGCATTAATTGCAGCAATATCTGAAAACCCATTCTCTTTTGATAATGAGGTGAATATTGTATTTTTTGAATCTCTAAATATTAATGCTTTTGAATATGTTGGGTTTTTTTCTAAATCACCTTGCATTGCTAAAACTAACTTAGCTTGATCTGCACTTAGCTTTGGAGTAGAACCCGGAGCAACATACTTTTCATTTATTTCTGGTTGCTCCACATAATAGAATGACCTGCCCAACTCCTTGTCAGTTTCGCGTGTTATTTTTGGAGGATTATAGTTAGGCAATAACTTTTGGATTCTAGTAGCAGCAGCCCTAGCGTCTGCTGCGCTTTCGTATGGAAGTTCTGTTAAGTTTCCAACCTCTTCGTCAACCCTTTCTTGGTTTTGTAATGCCTCATCCGCTCCAGTTGCTTCTTGAATCATTTTAACTCTGTTTTCTTCAAGTTTTGCCAGCATAGCAGGATTTGATTTAAATGAAGATGGTTGAGTTGTAACAGCGGTTGCAGGTAGAACTGCTGGAGTTGGAGTTGGAGTTACTTGCGGAATAGGTGCTGGAGGAACCATAATGCCTCCAGTTGAGGCTTGAATATTGGTAAGTGGGGGATTTGTAACTGCTAAAATTTGCTCTTGTGAGATAACTGGTTCAAATGGGGAAGTTGCAATCGCAGATGGTTGTTGAAATGAAATGTCAGCTAAAACACCACCTCTTTTGAACCCACTCAAATCTCGCGTTGGAAACTCTTCATCAACGGATGATACGGGAGGAAGTAGAGGTGTTGGATCATCAACTGATGTTGGGCCTGTTGGTAATTCCTCTTCAACTGGTGGAATAACTATTGGAGTTTCACTAGCTGGAATTGCTTTGCGAACTTCTTTTTCTTCAAATGCTCCTCTTGGCCTTGATCTAACAGGAACCTTATCTCCACCACGTTCTTTTGTTCTTAATAACAAATCATTGTATCTTGCTTGTTCATACGCAAGTTCCATTGGGGTCTTTTCTGCTTTGATTTTAGCAATATTTATATCACGCAGGTATTTAAGTGCTTCCTTATCTGCTTCTTTAGCCTCATCATCCTTTGCTTTAAATGCACCAATAATAGGTTCAGCTAACGCTTGGAACCCTTTTGCAGCACCCATGCTGACTAACTCCTGCTGCGCGGATGGAACCTCGTATTTCGGCATTGGAGTAAACTGAATGCTTACTCCAACGTCGAGAGGCTTGAGCGCAGAAAGAGGACTTGCTCCAAGATTTTCGGTCTGTGGAGTGTACGAATAGCCACCAGTGGGTAGTGCCATAAGGTTATACCCCGCCGAATGTTAGTCCAGATGCGGAAGGAACTGCGAATTGGTTTACACGCGAAGTGCTACCACCTGCTCCTTGGTTAGCCATTGCCGTTGTCATTGCAGGGTTAACCATATTTGGGTTTGGTAAGTTAGCACCAGTGGATGGTAAAACACCAGATGCTGCTCCGAGATTTGAAAGCGCACCAGCACGGGCAGCGTTTATGTCATATCCAGTTCCAGTTGCTGCTGCCCCTGCACCTTGTGCCGCAAGCAAGCTACGTTGACGCGCAGCGGCATCCTCTGCTGCCTTTAGTGCATTCATGCCACTAATCGACTGCTGGGCGCGTTGTGACCCCTCACGCGCAAGCATCGATGCTTGCTGGTTTTGGGCCTCAATCATTGCGTTACGTTGAGAAAGATCCGTTTCGCGGCGTGCGCGTGCTGCTTCTTCTCTGTTTTGACGCATTTGCTCAAGCAAGATTGGCGTGTTGTCTGGTGGTGGTGGTGGTGCTTTTTGAGATCCTCCTCCCATAATATTACTCCTTAATTTTAATGTTAATTGTTTGGTTGGTTGTTAGTGAAATACATTTAATATTTCAAATTGTCAATTTCTTTCTCGCCTCTTTGCACAAATCAGACCCCGGTTGGAATTGTCTGCAAGAATTCGGTCTGTTAGCATATACCATACAACACACTTTCTCACCAACTTTTCCATCCAAGGCAATGCATCTTGAATCGGTGGTTTTCATTAGCGGGTAGTCTTCCCTTTGCATTTCTTGCGGGATACCAGTCGCATCAGATCGATCTCTTCGCAGCACAGGCCAAGACCATTTGAAGCAACAACAAGCACCACACTTTTCACAGTCGTATTCATTGTCCATTAAGCACGGGTAGCACGGGGAACCCATCCCATTCCAGCATTAAATGATCCAGTTGTTCCGGGTGCGGTATGCTTTAGCATCTCGGCTTGTGATCCAAATCCTCCAGTGCCACCAGCAGCGGAACCCATCGCGCCAATTGCAGCAGTTCCAACGGACTTAAATGCATCTGCCCATCCTTGTGACACCTTTTCTTCACCTGAAGCTGGAACATCATAGGCTCCCATCGAGGAGAAACTCAAACTACCACTTCCATCACCACTACCACGTTGCATGGCAGACCATGCTGAAGCGGAATCAGACTGCGATTTAGCCGCACGATCATATGGAGAAGATGCCGCTTGACCAACATTACCAAATGCGTCTTTCAATGCATCACCAATTTGGTTCTGTTGTTGCTTTTGCGGGTTGTAATCAGGTCTAGGTTGCGCTCCAGTTCCTAACTTTCCAGAAAATAGATTTTGCATGGTGTCACCAGTTCTGCCAATGGCATTTGATGCACTTCCAAGAAGCCCACCGAATTGACTATTTGGCACTGGTGTTCCTGCCCCTGTTGCGTTTGCTGGTTGTGATCCACCCATAATATTATTCTCCGTTGTTCCAATTTACTGGTTTAAATCCTAAATCTGGTATTACGATGTCATCGTAAGGCGCAAGATGGGAAATGTTAGTAATCTTTGCTTTTAACTTTGGGCAATCTACGTGTGGGCCTTGATGCCGATCAACGCAGTTCAAACAGACAGGATAGAAGTCAGCGTTCAGTGACTTGTCAGGATTGTTCATCCATCCATGCTTGCCTTTTACATATCGTGTTGGGTCTGGCTTTACGTTGTTTGTTTCAAGGTACTCGTAAACATCCTCGTCAGTCCAATCTTTTAGCAAATAGAGAGAGACAGGACTTCCGTCAACGTGACGAATATCCTGCGACAATGGGACGTGACCCTTAATTAAGTCAGTGTCTGACCATTTAGTGCCAATCCAGACTCCGTTCCACGGGAAATTAAATGTTCCAGTAGGACGCATTAAAAAGTCATCAACACCGCACATAAATGGTTCATTTACTTTAGGTCTTTCAGTTCCCAAAGAGAGGACGATGTTATTGTTGCCCCAAGGGAAGTAGTGAAGCAAATCAAATCTAACCTCACCAGTTTCGACATCAGGCCCATCAGAAAGACCATATTTTAATGCTGGATATTCATATACTGATAGTTGCCAATCTTTGATTAGCTTGTCTGAATACGCATATCTTTCGCGGAATTTAGGCTGTCTAAATTGAACAACAGGAAGATCAATTCCACACTTGAATTTCAGAAAGTGCAGAAGGACAGTTGAATCCTTTCCACCAGACCAAAAGATGACAGAATTGGGCCAATGTTTGTTCCAACTAACCGCTTTATCGATTGTTTTATGTATTAGGTTTTTCATCAAATAATAATTGCAGCAGTAGCTGCACCAGCAACTGCACCACCTGCTCCAATCCATGACCCCATTGCGGCATTTTTGCTTTGCGCGTTTTGTGCCATAACTTGGTTACGCATATTGTTATAATTTTGAGTGTCAGCAACATTGGCAGTGTGAGCAGATTGGATATTACCCATCGAGCGGTTAATTGCGTCTTGTGCCGTTTGACCAAGACCCTGTGCGCCAGACAAGACACCGCGTTGCCATTCTTGAAGACTCTGTTGGTTTTGTCCTTTTGCTGCTTGCTGTGCAGCAACCAATGAACCGGGGTCAATGCCTCCCTGCATTTGAGTTGCGTCTAGATACTTTTGACGCAGTGCCATATCCTCTAGCGCAATCTGTCTTCCTTGTGCCGTGGATTGATCAAACATGGCAGACCTACCAATGGTGGATCCCATGTCGAGTCCAGTCCCCATCATTTGAGCTAGTCCTTTTGTTTTTGCCCACTGACCTAGCTTTTGTTGCCAACTCTCAGGAGAGGTTAGATTCTGTACAGTCTCACTCATGCCAGAACGCATCTTGGCTAGGGTTGGATCTACGCTTTCTTCAAATTGTCTAGCGCGATTTGCGTTTTCAATTCCTAGTTCAAATGCCTGTTGAGATACCTCGCTTGGGTTGAACTCTTGGTAAATTGGCTTTAGCTGGGTAGCCATCTCAAATAGTCTGCCTTGAGAAGCAAGACCACCATACATCCCTTTGTTAGCTTCCGATGCCATCATCATGTTAAGATCAGGACGAGGCTTTTGAATTGCTGGTTTGTATGTTGATCCACCCATAAGTTAATTAAGTTAAAGAGTAAACTTCTCTTTTGAGAGGAGTCAACCCTAATTTTTTGATTATTTCGTTTGTAAAGTTAGGTCTTTCATCCTTTAATGGCACACCAATGTAGCCCGGTGAGTTGGAGAGTTGTGAGTGCGCTTTCCAATCGCTCATAACTTGTATAACATCCTGTGGTCTTGTATACTTAGGATGAAATGCGGGATAGATTGTTGGGATAAAAACATGATCAGAGTATCCAAATAGCACACCATCACGATAATGTGCATAAACATTAATGTTAGGATGCTCTATAATCTTATGATCGAATTCTTCAGCAAAATCAACAAGTTCCAAGAATTCATTAGTTCCGTTTGGAGTAAGTTTATATTCAATTTTTGGCCTCATATTTATTAATTAA